TTATTCGGACGCTATGCGCCCCTTGTTCTGCCGCTCGCTCTTGTACTGCATGGCCACTGCCGGTGCCGGCTTGGCTGCGCCGGTCTCCAGCCACTGGCGCATGCGGCTGGCATCGGCAAAGTGGGTGTACTTGCCGAAGGCATCGAGGATGACCATGGCCACCGGGCGGTTGTCCATGCGGGTCAGCAGCACCAGGCAGTGCCCGGCTTCGTTGGTGAACCCGGTCTTGGTCAGCTTGATGTCCCAGTTGCTCTTGTTCACCAGGTGGTCAGTGTTACGGAAGCCCAGGGTGTAGTTGGGCTTGCGGAAGGCCACGGTCTTTTCACGGGTGGTCGACAGGTCGCTCAGCATCGGGTACTTGCGCGAGGCCATCAGCAGTTTGGCCAGGTCGCGTGCGGTGGACACGTTCTGCGTCGACAGGCCGGTCGGCTCAACGTAGCGAGTATGTGCCATGCCCAGGCTGCGGGCCTTGGCATTCATTGCCTTGATGAACGCCGGGTAGCCGCCGGGGTAGGCGTTGGCCAGGCTGTTGGCCGCACGGTTTTCCGACGACATCAGGGTAATCAGCAGGGTCTCGCGGCGGTCGAGTTGGCTGCCCAGGCGCACGCGGGAATACACGCCTTTCATTTCCGGGTTGTTGGCGATGGTCATGGTGAGCATTTCATCCATGGGCAGCTTGGCATCCAGTACCACCATCGCTGTCATCAGCTTGGTGACCGAGGCGATCGGCACCACGCGGTCGGCGTGGCTCGAATACAACTCCTGGTTGGTATTCAGGTCGACCAGCAGCGCGCTGCCTGAAGCCAGATGCAGCTTGGACGGGTCACGTTGGACTTGGGCCGGGGGTTGTGCAGCAGCTGTCGACGGAAGGGTCGCGGTACCTGTGAGCAACAGCAGCAGGCTGAGGATGGACAGGGATGTTTTCACGTTGAGGCTCACTAAAAGGTGGTATGTCGTTGGCTGTGCAAGGGTTTCCCCCAAACCGCTGCATTGTGGAGTATGGCCTAAACCGTGTCGAATGCCTTATGACTAAAGGGCGTAACGTGAACGAAATTTAATCCTGTACCAATTCTGTACCAATTACCTGCTGTTCAAGCTTGGCCAATTCGGACCAATCGTTGGCTGAATTCAGCCACTTCGCGTACGTCGTCAACAGCACCTGGACCGAATGCCCAAGCTGCCCCGCGATGAACGCAGGGTTCATCCCAGACATGAGGCACATCGTGGCATATGTGTGCCTGCAGTTGTACTGAGGACGCGCAGGAAGCTTCAATGCCGCGATAGCCTCATTGAAGTGTACCCCGGGAGTATCAGTGCCCTTCATGTACGGCGATGAGCCGGAAGGCTGAAAGACGTAGGATGACTCTGTAGAGACTCGGCGCTTCTGTCTGGATCGATAGTGTGCGATCTCCTTTGCCTTGGCCAGGGCGCCCAAAGCTCGACTGTTGAGCATCACGGTTCGGGTGTACTTCGTCTTTGTTCGTTCGACCACTTGCTTTTCCACCACGATCCGGCAGACGTGTGCCGTCCTCTTGTCGAAGTCAATCTCGTCCCAACGCAGCGCCATGACCTCTCCAGTGCGCATGCCAGTGTAGAAGGCAAACTCATAGAACGCGGCGAATACCTGGTTGCATCGGGAGAAGTTCGCATACATCCACGCGATCAGAGCATCAGCTTCTTCCACCGTGAACGGGTCCACCTGCTTCTTGTTCTTCTGAGGCAGTTGGATTGCAGCAGCCGGGTTCCTGTCTACCACCTCGTCATACACTGCTGCTCGGAACATCGCCTTTACCCTGGCGATAGCGGCGCGTTTGACTGTCGAACTCTTCCACTGGGTCTTTGCGACTACCTCCCTCAGCACCATCGGTGTAACTGCCTTGATCGGCAGCGTTGCCAGATGGGGCATCCAATAGTTGTTCATTAACCCCTTGTAGTTGACGCGGGTGTCGTGCACTACTTCCAGGCTGTTTAGCCAGGTCTGGGCGTACTCGCCGAACATGATTTCATTCACATGCGCGAGATAGCTGGACGTGGGGAATAGCTCGGCATACCGCTTCTCGTCCAGCACCCCGTGTTTGGCAAGGCTGATTACTTGAGCGCGTAAATCGGCTGCCGCTTTGATCCCCTTGGCGGTTTGGGGATGCGCGAGAGTTTCGGACCGACGCTCACCGTTCCAAGTAAAACGGATCCGGATGGATTTACCGATGAGTTCGACTCCAGTGGGTAGCCCCAGCTTCCTTCCAGCCACGCTTCATATCTCCTGATGCTGTAAAAAATCCGGCCGTCGATCTTCTTCCAGACCCCCTCGGGGATCACGCCGCGGCTTCGCTTACCTTCCAATGCGCGCTTGGTCGTTCCGACCAGCTCTGCCATCTTCTCCTCAGGGACCTTGTCGGATACATAGGCCACCGGCTGGCGATCTTCGTTTTGCATAATGGTCTCCACGCCGCCGGTGGCGGCAGGTTGGTGGTCAGGCGGGGATCTTCTCGAGCACGGCGTCAGCCACCTTGATAGCGGCCTGGGCGTCGTCGACGTAGGCGGGCGTGAAGCCTCCGGCGTAGTGGATCACTCGTTGGCAGGCATCCAGTTCTTTGCGCACCAGGCGCAGCGCCTGCACCAACTCTTCCTGCAGAGCGCCTTCGGCGCGGCCGACATCCCAGAACTCCTGACCCCAGTGGCCAGCAGGCGGAGGGTTGCTGTTCTGCTTGCCGAAAGCCATGGCTCCGAGGATTGCGTCACAGAGCAGGCGCTTGTAGATGTTCTCGCCATCGAGGCTGAGGCCACCGCGACGACGCAGAGTGCTCACGACCTCGTCGACGTTGAGGCCGCTGTCCTTGAGCACAATGTCGAGCTCTGGCTTGCCGGCGGTGTAGATCACTAGGGCCAACTTGGCATCAGGCCAGAGGTCGGCGGCCAGGCGCTCCAGGCAGTCGTTCGCGGTGTGGTGGAAGCGTTCTGTTGCGGACATAGGTCATCCTCGCCCGCGCATGTCGGCGGGCTTGAGTAGTAGGGGGAGGGGTTAGGCGCGGTTGCCGCGCTTGCAGAACCAGTCCAGGGCATCGCAGATGAGCGGGTTTTCGTACCAGTCTTCAATCTCGCGCTGCTCATGGCGGTCGCGAAAGAACATCGGCCCGAGGTAGTTGTGCCAGCTCATGAACACCCTGGTGCCGTCAGCCAGCGGTAGGCGGAAGAATGGCGAGCGGCAGACAAAGCCGTGCTCGATGCGGATGCAGGTCATCGCGGCCCCCTGTAGATCAGGTAGGCCATGTAGGCGAGGGCGATCATAGTAGGTGCGCTCCTGATTCCAACAGGCCGTCACGATCTTCGCGCAGGTTGTCGCGCTCCTTGGCCAGGCGCTGTATCTCGCGGTACAGGTACTGGGCGATGGATTCGCCGCAGCGTAGGTCGCCAGGTATGGCGCGGCCTTTTAGGGCCGCTTCCAGTTCGTACAATGTGAACTGCTCGATCATGGCATCAGCTCCTTGGGCACCTGGACGGTATCGCCGAGCTTGGCGGCGACGATGGCGCGGCAAGAGGCGATTAAGTGGGTCAAGCCGTCCGCGTCGCCTGAGGTATCATCCAGCCCGGTGACGGCAAAGAATGAATCCGAGTACAGGCCAAAGCCGACGCGGTACTTCTGGATCAGCAGGCCGCCAAGCGCCCAATCCTCCCAGGGGTTATAGCGCTTGCTGTGCTCGATGACTTCGCCACGATAGGTCACGAATACGCGCCACCCGTTGCCGTAGATCGGGGCCGCCAAGTTCAGCTCCAATCCCTCTGCCTTACCCACGGCCCAGCCCAGCGCCTCGCCGGCTAGGTCGGCTGTCTTCACTTCGATCAGGTCGGTCATGACTGCACCTGCTGCGTGTTGCACAAGACGACTTCGTCGTCATCCAAGGCTTGTACCGGGCCAAGACTGGCCAGGGCCTCAAGCGCAGCGGGGCGGTTTGCCTCCAGAGCCTGTCGCTCGGCTGCCATCCAAATGGTCAGGCCTGTTCCGCTTCCTCCGGTTCCGCCATAGCTGGAGACTGACTCGGCTTCTTCCTTAGCCGACTCCAGATAATCCTTCGTGCGGCAATGCGGGCACAGGTAGGAGCAGTCTTGCGGGTCGTATCCATCGCCGGTGCCGGCGTCAAACAGATACCCGCCCGGCCTGCACTCCCAGTCACCGACTGAGTAGCCGCAGGCACTCGGCTCCGAATTAGCGTTTGCGTGGCTCACAGCTGATACCTCTCATCAATCCAGCGCCCAGGCGCCAGAGCGGGTGTAGGTTCGGGTTGGGTTTCGTGCGGGGAGAGCTGGCGCTCGTTGCCGGCGTGCTGGCAGTTCATCTGCGCGTGCAATCGGCCGAGCTGGCGCATCTCATATGCAAGCCATGCCGAGCTCGCCACGAGCCCGAAAAGCGGCAGCAGGAGGCAGAGGGCGAGGCGGGTCATGATCTGCTCCCGATCGCTGCGGCCGCCTCAACGATTGCCCGGCGAGTTGCGCGGAACGGGTCGTCGCCGTGGTAGATGTCGAACTCGCCAAAGCGCTCAGCATCCACAACGGTGTACGGGTCCGTGTCGCCGTCGAACGGCTCGACGATGTGGATCTGAATACCCAGGCGGTCACCCCGGCCCATCAATACGGCCACCCGCAGTGCGTCGCCGTCGTTGATCAACGGGTTCCAGTGAGCACGCACACCCGACTGACCCTTCAGGGAAAGGCCACTTTGGATCGCGGCAGGTGCATGGCTCGATCTCAAGGCGTGCTGCTTTAGCGGCCAGCTTGAGCAGTTCGAGGTCGCGTTCGTCTACTTCGGACACAGGCATTCCTTGGCCGCCATATCGCGGCAGTAAGTTGTACAAAATAATGAATGGGTAGAGGTTTTTTGCCCGGTGGTCCGATTCAGCTCACAGTTCGGCCTTTACCGGTTGTGCACTGGTACCGCTTCGCTATGGTGGTCTTTGGCCCTAAACAAAAAGACATCAGTCCTAGGAGGCGGCATGCGCATGCGCGGCGACGTTTATTGGCAGTGGTCGGACCCAACCCTGCACCACCGGGACCATGACGAAACTCTCGATGACGGCACGTTTATCGATGTGCAGGTGCGGCTGTCTCGCACGGGCAACACGCAGATGTTCATCGGCGTCTATGCGGCCTCTGGTGCTGCGATCCATGAAGAAGCTTTCGACTCCCGCCCAGGCGAATCGATGACCAGGGCATTGGCCTGGGGTGTAGGGCGTGCCCGCCGGATTGCCACCGAAGGGCTGTCTGCAACGGACAAGATTGCGGCCTGCTCGAAATAGAGGGGAGAGGGGTTACAGCGGGGTGGAGTACAAATGTGCTCTTGCTTAGGAAGGCTGGCGCTCCAAGGCCTTCTTCAACTGGTCGCGCTCGCGGACGATGCCGGCAACAAGGCCGTAGGTGGTCGTTACGCTCAGGGCGCCTGGCATGATGGGTTTTAGCGGGTCTGGATCGCTCACATTTCCCCTGAGCTTCTTGTCTATCGATGCAACCTCTTGGCGCAGCCGATCAGCCTCAGCGCGCAGAGTGTCGCGCTCTTTGGCTACGTCGTGCGCTGTGTCTGCGTTGTATTGGCAGCGCTGCTTCCATTCCTCAAGCTCAGCGCGCAGCCGCTCAACCTCGCCAGGATCGGCGTGGGTGTAGAGCGGCCCGAGTTTTTCGACCGCCATGAGGCAAGCATTCCAGCCTGCTGCCTTCAGGTTGTCAGCAGCATTGCCAAGCCCGTTCCATTCCCGGCGCGCGGGAAGCACCACCGGCTCGCCCCGGTGCTGCTCGGCAGGCGCTGCGCCGGTCATGGGCCCAAGCCCAACAATCGGCAGCCCAGTCTCCGTCGCATCCCTCTCTGCCTCTTCTTTGGTCCACCAGAAGGCAGTACCAACCATCCAGGCTATTGGCTCGGGGTGGGGCTGCGGCTCTGCATGCGTTTCGCGGTAGCCGGCCAGAAACAGCAGGTAGTCGCTATGGGTGCGCTGGTCTTCGAAGCCGGTGCTGTCCTTGCGCAGCTCGTCCTCGCCAAGGCCTAGCGGGTTGAGCCTGATGAACACATCGCGTGGGTCGGTGTTGCTGGATCGGTTTTCTGTGGGCATGGGTAGCTCCGGCCTATGCGGCTTTCAAAAGGGCTTCAATTACTCGCTGGCCCGCCAGCGGTGGTACCGCATTGCCGGCCATGTGCATGGTCAGCCGGTGATTGTCCGGCCGTAGGGTGTCAGCTGGGAACGACATCGCGGCCAGGGCCTCGCTGGCGCTGAGCATTCGCATGCGGTCACCTTCGACCAGGGCCCAGCGGTCCAGAGTGGTGATGGTGCCGATCGGACGGTTGATGTCGCGGCCGGTGGTGCCGGAGCCCTTGCCGTAATAGGGCATGATGAAGCGGTCGCCGAAGCGCTGGCGCCCGTTGCGCACCCGGTCGAGCGTGGCCTGGGCCCGGCCTGGCTTCTCGATCTGCGACCAGCGCCCGGCGCCGAAGTCGAGGAAGCTGCTGGCCGGCACATGCCGCTCGCGCTGCAGCTGAAGCATCAGTGGGGCCTTGCTGCGCGTCAGGACCATGAACAGGCGCACCCGGTGCTGCGGCACGCCGAGGTCGGCGCAGTCCACGATGTGCGGCGCACACTGGTAGCCCATCGCCTGGATGGCCTGCAACCAAGCTGGGTAGAGGAGCCAGTCGGTGAACTCCGGCACGTTCTCGATCACTGCTGCCTGCGGCCGGTGGAACTCCAGAGCAGATACCGGCGCCCAGGCCGTCGAGCGCGATGCGTCGTGCTCGGGGTTGCCCGACTTCTTGCCGCGGGCCTTGGCGTGACCCTGGCAGCAAGGCGAGGCCAGCAGGATGTCGTGCGCCGGCACCTGCTCCCAGCGCGCCTGGTGCAAGTCCTGGCAAACGTGCTGCGTGTCGGGGTGGTTGGCGCTGTGCCATTCAACGGCCACGGGCCAGTGGTTTGCCGCCCAGAGAACCTGGACGCCTGCGGCGCGCGCGCCGGTGCTCCATCCGCCGAGGCCGGCGAACAGGTCGATTGCTGTGGTCATCGGGACACCTACAGACAGTAGCGAAAAGCCATTTTGAGGATTACGATTCGCCCTTTTGTAGGCGAATCGGTGTGTTCACAGGAAAAATCCCTAAGGAAATGCCTGACCAATTTCTTCGCGAAATCCACAAGATGTATGTGGAGAAATATGGGCATGGGGTCAGAAATCTTGGCGAGTTCAAAGTCACCATTGCGGCTCATGAGTTGTTCGCACAGCGGATCCCAAACCTCTTCGAGCAGAGCGGAAGGGTGATCAAGCCGCTGATCAAGGAAAATTTCCAGGAGCTGGAGGCAAGAGGCTTTCTTAGGAAGGGTGAGCCCTTGTGGTATCACCTGACCGCCGAAGGCTACTACCACTCCGAACGAACCTCTTGGCAAAGGTTTGTGGGCTATTGGAACTCGAATCCAGGCTTAAACACGTTGGTCACTATCGCCAGCGCAATCATTGCCGTGTTTAGTCTGGGCGTTGCCATTCAGGCATTGTCAAACTCTACAGCGCAGACGCCCCCACCAGCATTGCCCTACAAGGTGGCCGCCAAATAATTGCCAGTCCGCCCTCGCCGGGGAGGCGTTATCGTTGAATAGGGGAGGGCGCTGGCGGGCAGCGCAGGAGGGTCAGGCTCGATTCAGGAATTCCTGGCACCTGCAGTTGAGGTTCGAGCAGTGGCTTTGGCCAACCCAGTCAGGCATTCGGTCGCCTTTATGTCTTTCCGTGGTCCATGCAGCCGATTGGGGTCTGGTTATCGCTCATGGTTTTCTCCATGCATGCACCGGCTTGGCCGGTGTTGTACCTGATAGTGGCAATTTAATTGCATTTGGGTTATTCATTGTAATACCAGTCAACGAGATGAATACCCGATGGACCGCGAGCCAACAAACCAGGAAATCGCAGCAGCTCTCGGCATTGATGAGGATCAGGTTGATAAGTACCGTCAGGAGGCTGTGCTGCTGGGCGACGGATCTTGGCTTGTCCACTTTTCCTACGACATGCCGAGAGAGCTTCGGCACAGCTTCACCGGTAGCTTTACGGCGATTGTTGCGTGCGTTGAATCTTGTGTTGACGGGCGCGCAGTCGACTGAGGCTGGCTGGCAGCGAAGGACGGTCAGGCGTCTATCGGGAACTGTTTGGCAAGGGCCTGCTGAACTGCTGCGATGATGCGGCAGAGGTAGTCCCAGTCAGGGTTGCGCTCCATGGCGTCGGCCGGCAGGTTCCACCAGTCGTCACCGAATACGCGGTGCAGGAACTCGCGGTGGGCGCCGCCGCACTCATCGAGCGAGCTGGTGTGTCGAACATCCTCAGCCTCGTCGAGCAGGCTTCGGGCATCTTCTGCGTCCAGATCCCAGTCACGCCGCATTTGCACGATCACCTTCCGCGCTTTGTCGGCCAGCGCTTCAGCGCTGAACCGGCGAGAACTCAGCGACCGGTCGAAGTAGCCGATGATGTAGGCGTCGTGCAGCTTGCAGAAGAACTGGCCGATGGTCAGGCCATCCCACATACCACCCCAGTAGGCGTGCCAGGTCTTGTCGTAGCAGCTGACGGTGATCTTGCCCTTGCAGGGCTCGAAGTCTTCTAGGTAGACGCTGATCGGGTCCAGGCCTTCGGCGCCGGTGATCAGCAGCTTGGTGACTGTCGATGTCTCGATGTTCATGGCGTTGTCCATGCATGCGCCGCCCTCCGTGGCCGGATGCGGCATGGTGGTAAAGTGGATTGAGATCAGGTATGAAGTCGGCTCGATTCCCATGCCAACAAGGAAGGAAAATGACCGATCTACGTATCGTTGAGGAAAGCAATGCTCTTCTTGCCGTAATGAGCGCCGCCTCTGCAAAGCTGAAGGAGTTCTACGCTGAGCACGACAAGAATGAGGAGGGTTTCCGTGAGAAATCCCGTGAGCTCCAGCGCGCAGTGTTCCAGGCCCATTCGAAGTGGCTCAAATACGCGGAGCAGAACTTCGAAAACTGGGGCTAACAACCTCATCGCCTGGATCCCGCCTAAGCTCAGCAGCGCTTGCCGCTTCGAACTGACGCGCTAGTTTTGGCGAGATGTAAAAAGCTGGCGCGTCAGGTCGTTCAAGACGGCGCGCCCGCTCTTCAGCATCCTGAGCGATCCACGATAAGGCGAGGTCCTGCCAGAGCTCCTGCACCTGGTCATAGCCGTGACGCTCGATCTCGGCAGCCATGGCGGCCTTGATCCCTTCCGGCATGTTGAAGAACACCTTCTCTATGCCCAGCTTCTTCGCCTGGGCCTTCTGCCGGTTCCGGTAATCCGCAGAGTGCTTCGCGACACCCGTCTTTCCCTCGGCCATGGCCGATACCTCCCAAGCCGCTGGGCGGCAGATTGATGTGCTGCTGGCGCCGGCCGTGCCGGACGCGCGCGGTGATGCGGTTCATGCGTTTCTCTTCGCTCGCTTCTCGGCAGTAGTCGGGAAGTCGATTTCAAACTCTCGGATCAGTCGGCCGAGCTGCTTGAAGGAAATGTTCAGCTCACGCACAACGTCTGCCCTGGACATTCCGACATTGCGGTAGGCGACGATCTTTTCTGCCTTCGACCTGTCTTCAACGGGGTCGCTGAGCTTTTTGCCCAGGTTGCTTTTCCCGTAGTTGGGGTCGCGCTGGAATTTGAAGTTGCCTTGTGAAGCGGCGCGAACGAGAGTCGCCTGGACGAGGCCGGTGTGAGCCATGGCCTCCTTGTAAGTCATGGTCTTTGCCAGCTCGCGGAGTTCATCGAGCTTTTTCAGGCGCGCAGTCACCCGTTTGTTGGGTGGGGCGGCTACCGATGCACGCTTTGGCTCAAGGTCGCGATGAGGCCGGTGTGGCACGTACTCGAACCCGGGCAGGGTTTCAACGGAGCCACCGCTGCCGAAGAAGTTGTCGATGCTGGCATTGAGCTGAGCCAGAATCTGGTCGCGGCTGTTCGATTGTCCGATCATTGCAGGCCATCTCTTTTGCTCGCTGCGCCTGCCTCCATCACATCCACAAAACGCATCGCCGTTCGGTAGCTGAAGGCGAAGCCTTGGACGGCGCCGGTGGCGATCTCCACCACATCCCACGTTGAGCCCTTGCCGCATGCCTGATAGCGCGGCGCTGTTTGGCTGACCTTGGCATGGGCCTCGGCCCTGACTGACTTGCTGCGCTCGAGCAGGGCCGCGAGCACGGCAAGCTTCTGCTCGAAAGCAGGGTGCATTGCTGTCTGCATGGTTGATCCTCGGGTGGTCAGGCGTGGAGTTCCAAGGCTTCGGCCTTGCGAACGATTCGAACTTGGGCGGTGCGGCGCTCCGGGGCGCGTCGATCGCGGCGCATGGGGTCGCTGTCGTCGATCACCGCATGCATGGCGATGAGGCCGGCGAGGGCGATGCAAAGCGGGCTGATGATCTGCTGGCGCATGGCCTTGGTGACCGCCTCGATGCGGCGGCCGGCTTCCAGCTTGAACAGCGCGGCCTCGATGCGGTTGGCCACCGTGCCCGGGCTGACCGCCATCTGGCGGGCGATTTCTTTGGTGGTGAGGCCTTGGGCCACCCACAGCAATGCTTCAAGCTCACGGGGAGCCAGCGCCTTGCCGAGCTGGCCAATCCATGAGCCGCAAGTGATCGTTTCCATGAAGTGTCCTCGGTGGGCTGCATTGGTCGTGACGCTCGCTGCCGCTACCTCCCGGACCAGGGGAGGGCGAACGTCACGACCAATTCAGCCGACTTAATGTGCATACTGGTGAGCGCTACGGACCGTAATGTGCACGGCAGTGCGTCTTAATGCCCGCATCGGGGCGTGAAGGGAGGAGAAGCAGACGCAGAAATAAGGGGCCGGCGGCAGAGGCTTACTCCGATCCGCCGGCAATGAGGGCTGTTACTCGACGATGCAGATCCAGCGGTGGTTGTGTCTGTAGGGAGCTCTGGTGAATACAACGTCTGTTACAAGTGTCATGCCGCGATCCTGAAGGGCTTCGGCGAGTTGAGCGAGTGTCTCTGCTTGGATAGTCATTGCTGTTACCTCGTCAGATTTACTGCGTTCATAGTTCCTGACCAACAAGGCAACTGTCGGATTCAATTTTTTGAGGAAATGCTGAGGACTGCATTGGTGTGTGATCTGTCCGGCTCGGCGCCGGGGTCATTCTTTCGACTCAGCTTTACCTGGCCGCCGCTGGTGCTACCCCGGCATACGCCTGTCGGGCTGACCACTTCCAGTTGTGCGCAGGCCTGCGCATTCAGATCACACACCGATGCAGCCTGGTGATGGGGAACCAGGTGGATCGGGCAGTTTTCGTCAGGCTGACGCGGAGCATGCTTCGAAGGCGGCGCGTTCGATCTCGAGGCATTGCTCGTAATGAGCCATCGCGATCGGCATATGATAGCTATCCAGCGGCCATTTACTGACCTTGCAGCCTTGACCTGCCGGGCAGTGGAAGACGAACAGCTCGCCTTCGTTTTTGTCCATCTCCAGGCTCACCTGGGCACCGCTATCGAAGCGGTCTTGGATAATCGTTGTCATCTCGAATTGCTCCAGTGGATTCCCCCTGATGCGCCCCGCTTGAGGCGCACCGGGGAATCTTCTGGCGTCACCGCCTCAGATGGCGGCTCTGCGCTCATTGCGTTGGCCTTGGGCTTCCCTCGCATCGCCTTCAATCTGAATACGGCGGTGGTCGTTGGGGATCATGTTGCTCCGCGCTTGAGTGCAGCCCTTTGGCCGGCTGAGTAGGACACGTATGCGCGGATTGCCGACCCGTTTTGTCGGCTGGACCTAATGCTTCATTGGCAGGTTCCTCCTATGGTTTTTGATCCGCGCCATGCTCGTCGCCGGGTTTCCCCACCTCTGCCTGCTGCAGCTACTGGCTACGCATCAGGTGGCTCGCATGGTTTGGCGTCCTCCCATGGGGGAGTCCGGCAGCTATCCAGAGGCTGCGTGGTCGACGACTTAGCTTGTCCCGACCCAGGTAATGGCCTGGGTGCGTCGAGGTGGTCACGTCTGGTTGTGTAAAGAGCGGTGGCCGGTGAGGCCCTCGTCAGTCCCTGGAGAGTGACTGCGTGTTGATGAAAATATCACGCATCGTGTTTTTTATGTCAACACGAAGAGTGATTTATTTTGCCTGAGGGTGTGTTGAAGATTTTCCCTACGAGGCGGGTTCACGTTTCACGAGGCGTGATGTATGCTCATTGCAATAGCTGGATGGATATACAGTAAAGGAGATGGCTTATGTCCAAGCAGAAGAAGACGGCACCACAAGGACGCCAAGAGATGACCGGGGTAGAGCGGCTCGGGCTGCGGGTTTCGTCGATGATTAATCACCCCATTGCACAGTCTCAGCGCTGGGTGACAATTCATCGCCTGGACACGGATGGAGACATGGAGTGGGAGGAGGTGATGGGGTTGCTGGCCGAAACGCCGGAATTGGACCTCACGTTCAACGACGACGAAAGCGTGACGGTAAGGTGGGAGCCGCAGAGCGCTGCTGATCGTGACGACTTCGTTATCGAGGAAGACAGCGAGGTGGAGGCAGTGGAGGAGGCACCATTTTAGCTACTGAGAGAAAGCCCGCTATGTAGCGGGCTTGTCATGATTGCTCAGAGGGATCCAGTGGACCGCTGCTTCTGCTCTGCAGCGCAGGCATCGTGATTTTGGAAGTCGTAGATCAACGCCAAGTAGCCCTTGTCTCTTCCTTCCGCAATCGTCATCAGCATGATGCTTTGCACATCACTTTTTAGTGGCGAGGACTGAGTGGATTTCCAATCTGCGGTCAGTGATCGGTCTCTTTTGAAGAGGCCAGTCATCCAGTCGCGAGATTCGTTCCAGATGCTACCTGGGAGTAGTGCATCAAGGACTTTTGGCTCACCGTATACGGCGGCCAGCGACTCTTTAAGGCTGTTGAACTCACTTTTGAGCTGCGTGCCATAATCGTTGGTGTGTATCGTTTCACTTATAGCCCTAATTTGGCACAGTCCGACAGTCGGCGAGATGACTATACCGTACCGGTGAAAAGCATCATTTGGTTTGGGCGGTGATTCCAACTCGTATAGTCTCTGGGCTTCGTCTGCCAAAGTCAGCTGGCTGCCAGTCATTTTTTCAATTACATCTTTGCTAAGTCCGGCCTGAAGGCCGAAGGGACCGTTGCCAGCGGGCAGGCCAGGGGTCGGGCTTGCAGCAACATTCCTGCCCTCCTTGGCTGCAGGAGCTTCCTCCGCAGGTAGGGCAGGCGACGGTAGGGCGATTCCATACTTTGCAGTCAGGTGTCGCTGCTCAAGCATCGCCAATGTTTGTTCTTTGGTAGCGACGGACATCGCCTTCATCACGCCGACCAGCCCGCCTGAGCCAGCAGCATCCACCCTAGACCTGGCGAGATCATCATGCGCGACAGATATCTCCCCCTCCAGCTGCTTGGCTAGCTCTAGGTCGGCAGTGCTAACCTGCGTAACTTGTTTCACTGGAGCGCCGGCTTCGACTGCATTAATCCGCTGCTGAAGCAGACTTACATTTGCTCCCAGTATTTCAATACGAACTCCAACAAGGGCTTTCATCACGCCGCCTGCAAGTGCGTCATCTTTAGCCTTTGCACTACTGAGCTCTTCCTGAGCGGAATTGAGCTCTATACGAAGGCTTTCAATGAGCGCCTTCTCCTCGGGGCTGAGCTCTTTCTTGAAGCATCCAGAAGTCACGACCGCTATGACGATCAGTAATGCAGCTCCTACCTTACGCATGATCAACTCCATGAAAAAGGAGATGATCCTATCTTCATGGCGATCAGCCATCACGCTGGGCTACAAAATGCACTTCGCCTCTCTAATGATAGTGATTATCATTATCCAATGATGTAGAATCCCCTCATCCACGGAGGAGCAGCTCAATGAATAGCACCCAGACCCGCTCAGCAGCATTCATCACATGGCTTTCGCGGCACATGCGCAGACCTGTTCTCGATGAAGCAGCTTACGATCGAGCATTGCTTGAGGCGGCGAACCTGGAGCATCGACGGCAGGTCTCGCATGTCGAATGGGTCGAGATGGTGCGCACAGCGAACAGGGCTTTGATCCAGTGGTCCGTCTAGGGAGCAGGCAAACAAAAGCCCGCTTCTGGGCGGGCTTCATGCTAGCAAGATGACTCTGTTAGTACTGCGACTCGATGAGCTTGCACTCGCGTACCCCGGCCTGCCCCTCTGCGCTGTCGACGATCGTCATACCACTACGCCCAACTGCAAATCCCATTTTGATTTGCTGGTGGATGAAAACGTTCTGCCCTGGTCGGGTCTCCACCTTCAGAATGTCCGTATTCTCTCCGTCGGCGGTGATGATGTGCTTTCCTGGGGGAACCTCTTTGTACAGATAGCTGTACGCGACTGTTTTCCCCAGCTCCCTGCCATTGAGCAATACAGGCATTTTGATGGCCGCGCCGAAGTACTCATTCCGGTAGATGTAAATGCCCGACATGTCTGGGGAGGGCGAAAACTTCTTGGCCGCTCCATCATCATTGGTGTTGGCCATGGGTACAGAAGCGCAGCCTACCAGTGAAAGGCAGAGGAGTGCAGTTGCAGCGAGTGATCGCATCAGCGTGATCCGTTTGGTGTGGGTGGTCGCGCATGATATCAAAATGCCCTCTATCGGCACGCTTGCTGCCCGTCGCGCAGCCAAAGAAAAGCCCGCACTGCAATGCGGGCTAACGTAGGGAAGCGGATGAGCCTTTACTGTGCTGGGCAGGGCGTGAAAAAAGTGTGAAGGCATGAAAAAGCCCGCACCAAGGCGGGCTGTCTCATCAATGGAGGGAGTCAGGTATGCCCTTTTTGATCTCTTCCAGGAGAGTGTTTCGACTTTCCGCTGTGGTTGTGACCCTCACCCCAGGATAGGTCTTCAGCTCTTCATAGATCTCACGAAATGCCTTCAAAAGCTTGGCCTTTCCAGCTTCAGGTGGCCCAGCAATGAACAGTGTGTCCTGAGCCATTTGATCGGCAGAGCTGAGGCGACGGACCTTGGAGAGCCACGCGTCACCATGCTCAATAATCTTCGATGGCTCATCGTGCCCCAAGTGAATCGGCTTCAGAGCTTGGACTGGCTGCATGCCATCAATCATCACGAATGGAAACTTGACCGGATAGTCTGCTGTTCCAAGCTTATGTTCGCTGTAGCGCTGCTTCAGATTATACGCTGTGAGGAGCTTACCTAGCTGTCGCTCAAGCTTCGTCTCTTGATACTCTTTGGTGGCAAAGCTGTGATGCACATAATGGTTGAACAGATCGGTTACGGCTTGGTTGGCGTTCTCAATAGCCATCGTTCCCGGGTCGCTAAAACGCATCATGGTCTCGCGAGGATGGATCAGATGCTTGAAGGTGCCAAGAAGGGTAGGCAAGTCAGAGCGGTTCTCCGTGAAGAAGCTGCTCAATCGGGACAGCTCAGCGTCCATTTCACGCCGCGCTCTGAGAAATATCTTGCTGTCTAGGCTAGGGAAAAAATCGGTCACGCGCTTGCGCTTTGTCTCGATTTTGAAGCGAAAGTCGCCATTATTGGCAATCAAAACGACGCCAATATTCACAAATTCGCCTGTTTCTGGGTAAGGCAAGAACCGCAAAATGGAGTAATTGCAGATGTACTTCATAGCTCTCCCCAGAACCGCTCGTCCTTGAACTTTTCCAGCATTTCCAGCCTTTCAGCTACCGTTGGCTCCGTCAAATCAATGTGGTCCCTGTCGCGATACAGCCAATCGTCGGGCAAAAGGGCAGTGATCGTACCCCAGTTTTCCACAGCTCCGCCAAGGATATCCATGTACTCCTGACGAACGACAAGGTCTCTGAAGAACGACCGGCAGTCGCGAAAAACGTGCGTATCCATGAACTCGGCACAGCTGAAGGCCCTGTCAAACGCCATGTTATGGTCGATTACGCTGAGTCCTCCGGATGAGTCGAGGATGAGGTTAACGTTACCGCCAAGCTCACTCAGGCATCGATCGCCGTTTCGCACCCAAAGATCGAACAGCAGAAGCCGGCGGCGCAGCTCTACGGGGGTTTTATTGATATTGCTGATGCTGAAATCCGAAGCATTCTCGACAGCCATTGAGGCAAAGGCCACACCACCACCTAAATCAGCCACATTTGGCATGGCGCTGAAGGAAATGAGTTCACCTGGGATGCTCATCAGTCTCCAGTCGGGAACAGGCAGCCCCATATGCTTGCCAAGCTCGGCGCCGATAACCTCGGAAATTAGCGCGGGACCACCAGCCTTTTCTAGGCCTTTTACGAAGTAGGAGTTCCCATCATCACCCCTTACGATAAAAGGCTTGATTGAGATTCCTTGGTGGCTTTGCCTAATGATTTCGACCGCATTTATACATTCGGTCATCAGTTAACTTCCGTGTTCAAATACGCTGCTCCAAATGTCTAGGGCTGCTACATGCATGCGCTGCGCTCAATCCTTCAGCCTTCATCTCATCCCTGCGCCTTGTACCAGTGATTCAGCACGATCAGCTCAACCACGACTACGAACACGCACAGGGCGATGAAGCCGGGACTGAATACTCGCTTGCGATCGGAGCCTCCGCCCAAGCAAGAAAGGTCAGCGCCGTCAAATGTAACGGCGAGAAGCCCAAGAAGGGCGACAATCCACGCTTTACCCCAGAAACCACGCCCGCGCCACTCAGCCATCCGATTCCATCCGCACTTTTAATCCGTTGTATTGCGTCGCGCTCAATTCCGGCAAGTCAGGGCTGATCCTGGCCTGGCAGAGGGCTAGACCAGATGCGCATTCCACACAAGAAGCACCCTGGCCTGGATGTAGGTCTCATCAACCCGGATGTCTTCGGGCGGATGATTCGTGTTGTCCGAGATCATCTTGAAATGGTCGCGACCTTTCTTCTGCAGGCGCTTGATGTACTGATGACCCTGATGGGAGAAGTAGTAAATCCCATCGCCCACGAACTCACGGATGCTGATGTCAACGACCAACGGGTCGCGGCTCTTGATGGTCGGTGCCATGGACTGACCGACACCCGTTATGAGCTTCAGATGGAAATGCTCTTTGAACTCTACGCCCATCTCTCGTAGGTGAGTGGGGCTCACACGGATGTCCTGCAGCATTTCAGGGAAGTCGTGAGCTACTTCACCATCGCCCATTGCTCCGCGCACGTCGTAGTGAGCAATCCACACCTCATCGCCCACGAGGCCTGGGCGAACGAAGTCAGCCGCGACGACACTGCTGGCGCTCGGCTCCTCAGCCGCAGCAAGGAGGCGCTGACGGGCCTCTTCCGGAATGCCTTTGCCGCTCTTTGCGAGCATCTGCCTGACAAGATCAGTCGTACTCCGGGCTGGCGCCGAAACCTCGGTCACTGCCGCAGAGCTCAGGAGTAGCTCGGATTGGTCGACTCCAAGGGCAGCTGCCATAGCGGCAATATCCGCCAGCGTTGGCTCTCGCGTACCTGCTTCATAGTTTCCGACGCGTGACTGCGATTTCCAGCCGCAAGCATCTGCCAGCTGGGCCTGGGACATTCCCGTCGCTTTTCTCAAGCGCTTAATGCGCTGGCTCAGTGATTCATTCATGCGCGGGATTTCATCACGAAATGAAATACACGGCTTTCACTTATTGTGATTGATATTAACACGATGCGTGTTTATCCTGAGTGCTAGTCATTGAGGAACCCCGAATGAACAACGTTCGCAAGATCCGGGTAGCTGCGGGGATTAGCCAAGCCCGGCTATGCCGAGAGCTCCGTTGGAACCAGTCGCGTCTGGCCAACTACGAGGCCGGGCGACGGTGTGTCGGCCTGGATGCGGCCCGGAAGATTGTCGCTGCGCTGAACGGGCTAGGCGCCGAGTGCAGCCTTGACGATGTCTTCCCGCCAACGGCTCGCGACCCAGAAGCAGCCTGACATTTAAATCATGACTGATCTGGCACTGAGCCAGTAGATGACCGAAACACCTGCTGATCCATCCAGTACCTGAATCGCAGGCATAAAAAAACCGGGTGGCAGCCCGGCTTCTTCAACAACATATCGAGGTCGATTATGCACTCCGCAATCGATGCGAGCAATACCAAGGCTGTTGTGTCAGATATTGGTAATTCGCCGAAGCTGGCGCGTCAAGTAATGTCCACCCGCGAAATCGCGCAGCTCACTGGCAAGAGCCATGACAATGTGCTGCGGGACGCACGGCGCCTGGTTGCAGAGGGTGTCCTCAAATCTGAGGAAACCCAATACACCCACCCACAAAACGGCCAATCCTATCCAGAGTTCCTACTTAGCCAGCGCGATACTCTGGTGCTGGTATCCGGATACAACGCCAAACTGCGCGCCAAGATTATCGACCGCAGGCAGGAGCTTGAGGCGCGGGTATTGGCGGAGGTCCAGATCCCCCAAACCTTCGCTGAGGCGCTGCGACTGGCCGCCGATCAAGCAGAGCAGAACCATCAGCTGCAGCAGGTCATTCAGAAGCAAGCCCCGAAGGTCGCAGCAATCCAGCGTTTGGCAGCTGCTTGTGGGGCCATCTGCATCACCGATGCGGCCAAGCAGCTTCAGGTTGCCCCATCGAAATTGTTCGACTGGCTGGAGCAGAACCGCTGGATATTCCGCCGCAAGGGTTCCAAGCGATGGATCGCTTACCAGCCCCGCATCACCTCGGGATTGATGAAGCACAAGGTGACAGCCTTGAAGCCCGACCCGGAAACCGGTATCGAGCGCGCCGCGTTTGATCCTCTGGTCACCCCGAGAGGACTGGCGCGTCTCGCTGAACTGAAGGCTGGGGGTTCGCTGTGAGTGTACAAGCCATGACCTGGGCCCTGGCTATTCCGAAGTCCTCCCTGGAGAACCCTGCCGCTCGTCACGTCCTGCTCTGCCTCGCCAACTATGCCGGTACCGATGGCCGCGGCGCCTTCCCGTCGGCTGCAACGCTATCCGAGGACACCGGCCTGTCCGAGCGCACCATCCGCCTAAAGCTCGACGAGCTGGAAGCAGCTAGCTGGATCGTGGCAGGAAACCAGGCTATCGCGGCAGCTTACATCGACCGCCGTGATCGCCGTCCCATTGTGTACGACCTTCAACTTAAACGAGGTGCATCTGCTGCACCTCGTAGAGAACGGGGTGCAGGAAACCGCACGGGGTGCAGCTCGCAGCAGAACGGGGTGCAGGAAAAAGCAGAACGGGGTGCAGCAGCTGCACCCAATCCGTCAGTTAACCAATCTACTCACTCTCTGCGCGAGACATTCGAAATGTTCCTGGAGTGGGTGCCGGATCAGGACCTGCTCAAAGCGTATGCACTCCGTTCGGGGCTCACCCTGGACAACTTCGGCTCCAAGGCAATCGCCGGGTTCGTGTTGCACCACGACGCGAAGGGTTTGGTGCAGACCGAGAAGCAATGGCTCGCCGCCCTCGTCAACTGGGTGAAATCGGACCTGGCCCGGGCAGCTCGATCCGCTACCGGCAAGCCGAGCGCGCAGCAATCGAACGCTTTCGATGACGACGATACCTCATGGCTAAAAGGGGGGAATGACCAATGAACCAGGTAGCCACCATCGCCCATGGTCTTTGGGCCAAAGTTCAAACCGGCCAGTACATCCCTGCTGGGGACACGCTTCCCGCCGAGATCAAGGCCGAGCTCGATCGCAAAACTGCTGCAGTGATCAATCGGCTGTTCCGTGATCTGCGGACCATCTTCAGCGCCTGGAAACAGGCCTGGCCGGATATGAGCACGTACAAGGCCGCCAAGCAGCAGTGGCTGACGGCGTTCCTTGAGGCAGGCATCAACACCCCCGAGCAGCTGCAGTTCGGTCTGATGCGCTGCCGCCAGTCTGGACGTGAATTCATTCCCGCCCCCGGCAAATTCATCGAGTGGTGCCAGCCATCGCCGGAGATGCTTGGCCTTCCAACCTTGGCGGCCGCATTTCGCGAGGCTACTCGGAACGCCCATCCTGCGATGGCTGGCCGGGGCAGCTGGAGCCACGATGCTGTGTGGCATGCGGCCAAGGAGTGCGGCTTCGAGAACCTCAACAAACTGCCAACCGATGCCTGCTCGAAACTGTACGAGCGCAACTACACCATCGCCGTCCGCCGAATCATGGCCGGAGAACCGTTGCAGAAGATGCCGCTGGCGCTTCCCGCTGAAGTTGCCGGTAGCCGGACGCCAGAGGTTGGCAACAACGCCCTGTCGGCCATGCGCGCCCGCCTTGCAGGCCGTTGAACACATCAGCTAGGAGCTTGATCTATGCGCCAAACGAAGTTGACTAAGGCCGCGCGCGGTCGTGAGTGCCAGGTGCGCATCCCTGGCGTGTGCAACGGCAACCCTGAGACCACTGTCCTTGCGCACTATCGCTTGGCGGGCACCTGCGGCGTCGGCAAGAAGCCGCACGACCTACAAGGCGCCTGGTGCTGCAGCGCTTGTCACGACGCCTGCGACGGGCGCAGTCGGGCAGTGGACCGCGACACCGCGCGCCAGTACCACGCCGAGGGCGTCATGCGCACCCAGGCGATGCTGCTCCACGAAGGAGTGCTGATCGCATGAATGCTCCCGCCCTTCGCCCGTACAAGTCCAAGGTTTCCCGCGCCAAGCCCGTGGACAGGGAAGGGCAGGAACAGGCTGCCCTGCTCGAAGAGATCCAGCTTCGCTATCCCGAGGTGTTCGAGCTGATCTACCACGTCCCGAACGGCGGTCACCGGCACAAGGGCGTGGCGCTGAAACTCAAGGCCCAGGGCGTGAAGGCCGGCATCCCCGACCTGGTGCTGACCATGGCCCGTGGCGGGTACTTCGGTCTGTACATCGAATTCAAGGCGACCGTTGACCCGGCGCCTGTCTCCTCCAGCCAGCAAGCGTGCATTCGCCGGCTGAACGACCAAGGCTACCTGGCCGTTGTGTGTCAGGGGCATTTCGACGCCATGGAGTGCCTGAGGGCGTACCTGGCCCTGCCTAAAACGGAGGTTGCAGCATGACCAACACCGCCGCTGTGAAAATCAGCGATGCAGAGATTCGCCGGCAGGCCGCCGGCCAGGTGCGCGACCTGCGTGCCCTGGGCAATCACGGCCTGTATTTTCGGTTCCACCGTTCCCGGGAGCGCGGGTCCTGGTACCTGATCCACAAGGGTAAGTGGAACCTGATCGGCTCGTACCCAGAACTGAGCGCCGCCAAGGTGGCCGCGGCGCTGCCGGATATCCGTCTGCGACTGGAGGCTGGTGAAGGGTCGAGCTTATCGAGCTGGGTGCTGACTGGTGAGCTGCTGTCCTGGTTCGCTGAGCGCATGTCCCGTGACCGCAACCTGTCGGGCAAGCGCAAGAGTACGGCGGCGTCGGCTATCAAGCAGCACCTGGTGCCTCGCTTGGGCGAAATCCCGCTGGCCCAAATCGACAAGGCGCTGCTCGATCGCGAACTGATGTGGCCACTGCAAGAGTCGCTGTCGATCGACTACGTGCGCCTGGTGTTCCAGCTGCTGGCACTGGCCTTCCGGCAGGCCACCAAGCTCGGCCTGCTCAGCTCCAATCCCATGGCCGACATTCGCTTTGGCGACTTCTCGAAGGCCAAGGTCACGGTCAAGCCGTCGCGGCTGCGCGGTGTGCACCTGGAAGACCTGATGTCGCGCATGAAGAGCACCCTGGCGAACCTCCCGCAGCATGGCGTACTGGCCCTGATGATGCTGTGCCACGGTACCCGGCTGGGTGAAACCCGACTGGCCCGCTGGAACCACATCAGCCTGGCCGAGCGGGAGTGGTTCATTCCTGCCGAGCACACCAAGACCGGCGTGCAGCACCGACTGCCACTGACCGACCAGGTGCGCTTCCTGCTGATGGCTTACCGCGAGATCCAGCGCAAGCAGGGCTATGACGGCCAGTTCCTGTTCCCGGGCCGACAGGGCAAGCCTATGAGTGAAGCGAAGGCCTCTGCGGTGTTCGCGGTGATGGGGAAGGGCGAGTGGACCAGCCATGACCTGCGCAAGCTGGCCCGTACCGGCTGGGCTGACCTAGGGATCGATCACCTGGTGGGCGAGCTGCTGATCAACCACGCCATGGGCCACAACGTGAAGGTGTACATCCAGTCCGACGTCATGGCCCGCAAGCGCGAGGCGCTGGAGAAGTGGCACGCACACCTTGATCAGAAGGGTTTCGCCTCGGTTCACGGCTTGACCGGTGATAGATCAACGGATTCATGGATTCTCTCCAATGCCGCAGAACGCGCGGGCTTCGACGGACTTCCGGTATCCACCATAAGCGAGGATTCGAAATGACGAATATCAACACAATCCGCGCCGAATTCGAGCGCACCAACGCCCGCGATCATCGTCGCGAGCCCCCAAAGGGCAATAACTACATCGATCCAATGGCCCAGGCTGATTGGGAGTCGTTCCAGAAGGGGTGGGAAGCCTCTCGCAAGTCGATGTGTGTCAAAAACCCTTTCGAGCTGATCATCGGTGACCCTGATGGGCAGTGGGCGCACGAGATGGCCGACAAGTCGTTGCGCGCCCAAGGCTTCAAGGTGGTCGACTGATGAAGAAGCACGGCCCAGCCTTCAAGAAGGCTGTGATCGAGCTGGACAAGTGCCCTTTGTGCCGTGGGAAAGCGGTCACGCAGGGCCTGTTTCACGAACTGCCATGCGACCACTGCAACGCCTCTGGCTGGGTAGTGGCTGCAACTGGCGAGGCCCTGGCCCTGGATGAACTGGTGACCCAGCTCAGCATGAGGCTTCGGGCAGCGCTCCGGCAGATCGAGCAGTTGAAGAATTCTCGGGCCACAGGCCCGGGCGCGCAGTATCAGGAAGGCAACCGGCTCGGCGCCGGGGGCAGCAACTACACCGGGGATTGAGGGGGAAGGACATGATTTACAGCAGCGTACTCGCGGCGGTCGTCTCGGCCCTGGCTGCAGAAGCGATCGATAACACCAGCAAGCAGGCCTGGCAGAAGCTATACGAGCCAGGCAGCGAAGAAGGCCACGACATGGCCACCTTGAGCAGATCAGTGGAGCGCGGCGAGATCAGCCGTATGGATGCCGACTGTTGGGTGTTCGCGCGTTTGCATAGCCAGCTGAAGGCGCGCCACTGGGATGTCCTGGTGGCCAGGTTCAGCACGCACAAGGGCCGAAAAGTCCAGTCGATCAGCCGACTGATCCCGATGGTTGCCTCCCATGCGCCGAAACTATTCATCACCAGCGCCGTGACGGCCTGGGCGATTCCCAAGATGAAGGGCGCAGATGGAAAGCGGTCGAGCGACATGATCGTTCTGCCGGCTCAGTTCTACGACATCAATCGCTGGGACCCGGAGGCCCGCCCGGAGCGCACTCGTCGCCGCTGGAGAAAGGGTATTGAAGACGTGCTGGAGCAGATGGCCGAAGAGGCCCTGGAGGCGGCGGCAGACATTCTGGATCACGAAGGCCTGTCGATGGAAAATGCCGCTTGACATCAAATGGCCGCATGGCCGATTATTTCCCCATCCTGTTATTCCTGCGCGTTGCTGAGGAGTGGCACTACAAAAGCCCGGCCATTGAGCTGGGCTTTGTCGTTTCTGAGCCCTGGCAAATGCCGGGGCTTTTTTATGGAGCAGTGCTTATGGCCGAGCCAAGTACCGGCGCCCTCGCAGTGACCGGCGTACTTGCCAGCGTCGGCCTGGGTGCCCCGGCATAGCTAATCATCCCCCTCAATGCGTACATCCGAGATACCCAAATCTGCGATCGCAATGCGGAGATCATCATGTGATAAGCGGCACGGCGCGCGCGCCTCAGACAAGGGGTCAGCGGGGGCATGCAGACGGAGGAGAGCGGTCAGCACATTGTCTTCGTTCGGCGTGCTAGACCAATCGCATATCCAGAATCTGGTATGGCCTTTGAGGTTGTAGTCGATGCGGTATTTCATAGGTTGCCGGACCTCCGCCATTGGACGTCAGTTATGCCGAGGCGCTCAGCAGCAGGCCGAGAGACTTTTCTGATATCCGAATCAGTGAACTTAGGGATGACTCCAACGCCGGCTTCGCAGGCAGCCCAGTGCCAGGCCTCAGCGTTATCCATCCTCTCGGCGCGGACGATGAATTCGCGAGCTTCTCCATGGAGGTGATAAGCGACCACATAGATGTTGCTGACGGGCATTTACTAGTTCCTTCTAGCGAAGCCAGATCGGCCAACGTTCCTTTTAACCCCTAGGGATTCCGGGGGCAAGCATCCGGCCGGTTTAACGCCGGAGCACAATTCTCACGTACGGAGCAAGCAAATGGACCCGACCGACCTGGGCCCAGGCACAGCCACCTGGCTGGGCGGTAGTGGCATCGTTGTCACGGGCGCATTGCTATGGGTGCGCCGCTTCCTGTCCAAGGACGCTGCTGATCGCGCTATGGACAATGCCGATATCGGCACTGTCCGCCGGCTTAATGAACTGCTCGATTCCGAGCGAGAGGCCCGAAAGCTGGCCGAGGCCCGCGCCGATCAGTTCGCCAAGGAGCGCAACGAGTTGGCAGCAGCAGTTGGACGGATGGAAGGAAAGATTGAAGCGCTCACGTGTCAGGTGGGCCAGCTCACTGAGAAGGTGACCACGCAGAGCGCAGAGATCTCCCGGCTGCGTGCACAGCTTGGAGGTACAGCCTGATGGACAAATGCGCTTTGGAATTCATCGCTCGACGCTGGTGGCGACGGGCAGAGGTGTGGGTCATCGCTGTGGTGCTCATTGCAGGCGGTGCAGTTCTGGGTTGGCAGTCTGCTTATTGGTCGATGGCCAGCACTCAGTCGCACCAGGTCGACGAGATCCGGAAGGCCTACGACGCCGCAATGGCTGAACGTGACAAGCGTCTGGACGAGCTGACCAGAAAGTCCGAGAGCGCCGCGACCAAGGCGTCGAAGGCAGCCACTACCGCGACCCAGGCAGCCGACAAGGCTGATGAGGCGCTGAACCGGGTATCGCAGTAGCCGCGCCACAAATCAGACATGCGCCGTTTCGTGGCGCGAGCACGCTGATCATGCGTTCCGCCAGATTAGTGAAGCACTCGACCGAAGACCGGTTGAAGCTGATCCCTTTCGTGGATGACTCCGCGCGCTGCCTTGGTAATTACATCTTGCTGAAGCTGATTAACCTGCATGGTGAGGACACGAACGGCAGTTTGATAAACAACTGATCCGGACGCCACGGGATGCTCCTCCAGTAGGCCTTCAAGCTTCTCGGTTAACAAAACGCACCTGTCTATAAGCTCTTCGATTTCTTTCATCACGGTTTCTCCAGATCTTTCCGCTACGACCATCCGGGCGGAAGGTCGTTCCGACGACCCCGCGGATGCGCCGATTTCATTGCGCGAGAGAGCTTATCGAACATGGCCAAGCAACCCTATACACCATGCAGGCTGTATGTCGACGGTGCCGACGGCATTGCAGTCAGTGATTTCATAACCACTGCTGCCGGATCCGCCTATTTGGTGCAGACGCTGCGTGTGAGCCGCACCCGGCCAGAGCGAAAGTACATGGGCTGCTTGCGCTGGCCCATCGCCGAGATACCCGCCGATGCGCGGTGCTACCAGCTGATCTGGTACAGGAGATAGCCATGCTTTGCGAGTTCCAGTGTTCAAAGTGCCGACACGTGAAGATTGAGCCAGATCCAGTCATCCAGGGCGTCGACCGATTCCTGTGTCGTGCATGTGTCAAGCGCGAGCCGCCGCCAACCACCGAGTGGCATGGCAGGCCAGCGGGATGGCAGCCACTGCCTAAGCCGCCTGCCATGCGAGGCGGAGCTATACCGCATGCGCCTGGCGTAAGCGTAACGATGGTGATTCTGGTGTTCATGGTTGGTGTAGCGATAGGAGCCAAAATGGCAGGAGGTTGGTGATGGCTTGCAGCGGATGCGCCGCCCGGCGCGAGTGGATCAACAAGTGGACAAAGGTGGCTTATGAGCGAGCGCGTGATCTCGTTGCTGGAGCAGGTTCTGGCCGAGCAGCAGAAGCAGAGCGGCCTGCTCGAACAGATAGCGATCCAGAACCTGGCGTTGATCGAGGCGCTGGCTGATGAAGGTGATGGTGATGGCGATGCTCCTGCATCGCATTACCTGAATGGATCGCCCATCCAGGGTGGTTACTGATGGCCAGGCTCAACATCCTCAAGCAGAACGTTACGTTGCTGCCTTCTGCTCCGGTCGCCCAGGTCAACGAGACTCAATGGGGCTCTGGTCGTGGCGGCCGCCCGTGGCGCCGAATTCGGGATCGCATCCTGTTGAGGGATCAGTACACCTGCAGGGCCTGCGGCCTGGTTACCAAGGATCTTGAGGTTGACCACATCATCAACGTTGCCGAAGGCGGCTCAGATGATGACAGCAACCTTCAGGCGTTGTGCGTACCGTGCCATCAGGAGAAGACCTCGGCCGAGGCTGCCCGAGGTCGGCGCTAGTTCGATTGCAGCACGTTGCCCCCCCGATTTCAGCCCCATTTTGGGGCATTTTGGGTGGGGGGTGGGTCTGAACCAAAAAACCCTTTCGCTCGGACACCGCGCCCAACTCATTCGCAGATTTTTTCCTCCCTGGAGTTTTTTGTTAATGGCTTTAACACCCAAAAAGCGTCGGTTCATTGACGCTGTCAGGGGAGGTGCGTCCAATCGAGACGCGGCCATTGCAGCTGGATGCCCCGAAAAGTCGGCCTCCGCCGCTGGTTCAAGGCTGGCGAAAGACCCGGACGTGGTTAATGAACTGCACAAGTTGAACGCCCTTCACCCTGTTAAAGGTGGTGTTAACAGGGAACCGCCTCAACAGACCCATGACGAACCCGATGCTGACGCTGAGCAGGCTGGCTTTGACCTGGGCGCTGCGCTGCTGCATCGAGATCCAAAGGACTTCCTGCTGGCTGTGATGAACGACGCCGGGTCTGAACCCAAGCTTCGGGTCGATGCCGCAAAAGCACTGATGCCATTCCTCCATCCACGCAAGGGGGAGGGCGGAAAGAAGGACGAGCGACAAAAGGCGGCGGAGAAAGCGGCGAGCAAATTTTCCCGCCAGGCGCCGCCTCGGCTGGCGGCAGCGAACGGTAAGAAGGTGTAGCGATGGATTGGACCACCGCATGCCCGGACTGGGAAAGGCGGTTGGTTCGTAGGCAGTCGATCATTCCGCCTCCCATCTTTGTCGAAGAGGCCGAGCGAGCCGTACAGATCTTCAAGGAGCTGAGGGTTCCTGATCTGCCTGGCAAGCCTCGGATGGCTGATTGCTGTGATGAGTGGGTGCTCGATTTTGTCAGGGCAATTTTCGGCGGATACGACTCGGAGACAGGCAAACAGCTGATTCGCGAGTTCGGCCTGCTGATCAGCAAGAAGAACACCAAGTCGACAATTGCCGCAGGGATCATGCTGACGGCGTTGATCTTGTGCTGGAGGGAAGAAGAGGAACATCTGATCCTGGCCCCGACCAGGGAAGTTGCTGATAACGCTTTCAAGCCGGCAGCCGCCATGGTGCGTGCAGATGAAGAGCTTTCAGCGATGTTCCATGTGCAGGATCACATCCGCACCATTACGGATCGCACGACGAAGAACAGCCTGAAAGTAGTAGCCGCGGATACCGACACGGTATCGGGCAAAAAATCTGGCAAGGTGCTGGTGGACGAGCTTTGGGTATTTGGTAAGAAACCGGGTGCCGAAGCCATGTTCATGGAAGCGCTGGGCGGACAGGTCTCGAGGGACGAAGGCTGGGTCATCTACCTGACTACGCAAAGTGATGAGCCGCCGGCCGGCGTCTTCAAGGAGCGCCTGCAGTACTGGCGTGACATTCGCGATGGAGTCATCGAGGACCGAAAAACGCTCGGGATTCTCTATGAGTTCCCGAAGAGCATGATTCAGGACAGGTCGTACCTGGAGCCGGAAAACTTCTACATCACCAACCCCAACCTGGGGCGTTCGGTGAGCGCCGAGTGGCTGCAGGATGAACTGCGCAAGAAGCAGAACGCCGGCGATGGGTCGCTACAGAAATTCCTGGCGAAGCACTTAAACATCGAGATCGGCCTGAATCTTCGCTCGGATCGATGGACCGGCGCGGACTTCTGGAAGGTTCAGGCAGACGAGTCGCTGAGCTTACAAGCGCTGCTCGACCAGTCGGAAGTTGTGACGGTGGGTATCGACGGCGGCGGGCTCGACGACCTGCTTGGCCTTACCGTGCTGGGGCGCAAATCCGGCTCCGACGTTTGGCTTTCTTGTTCGCTTGCCTGGGCGCATCCAATTGCGCTGGACCGTCGAAAATCCGAGGAATCGAAGTACCGCGATTTCGAGCGGGATGGCGACCTGGTGATTATCGAAGAGCTGCCCGGTGATGTCGCCGCCGTTGCTGATGTGGTTGAAATGATCGATGGCACCGGACTTCTGGCTGGCGTCGGCATGGACCCTGAGAAAACCCACAAGGTCATGCTCGAGGAGCTGCTGAAGCGAAAGATCGACGAGAAGATCATTTTCGGCATTCCGCAGGGGTGGAAGCTGGTGGGGGCGATCAGCATCGCCGAGCGAAGGTTGGCAGAGCGTAAGCTTTTTCATGCCGACCAGCCGCTGATGGACTGGTGTGTTGGCAATGCCCGCATCGAGTCGCGTGCCAACTCGGTGTTGATCACCAAGCAGGCCAGCGGCACCGCCAAGATCGACCCGGTAATGGCGTTGCTCAATGCCGTGTCCCTGATGGCGACCAACCCGTCGCCGCCGGCCAAGAAGTACCAGATGTTTTTCCTCAACTCGTAGCCGACAGGCTAAGCCAGGCCCGCCCAGTGCGGGCCTTTGCATTTCTGGGGTACTCAATGAACAGAGCCTACAGCCTCCTTGAGATCAAGGCGGTAGACGATGACGCGCGGGTAATTACTGGCATCGCCACCACGCCATCGCCTGACCGCATGGACGATGTGGTTGAGCCAAAGGGCGCGCAATTCAAGTTGCCGATCCCCTTCCTGTGGCAGCACAACCACGACCAGCCGGTAGGGCAGGTGACCAAGGCCACCGTGACGGACGCTGGAATCGAAGTCACGGTGGAGCTGGCCAAGGTCGATGAGCCCGGCACCTTGAAGGATCGGCTCGATGAGGCCTGGCAGTCGATCAAAGCCAAGCTGGTCCGCGGCCTTTCCATCGGCTTTTCACCAATCGAGTCGGCCAACATCGACGGCAGTTGGGGGCGCCGCTTCCTCAAATGGGAATGGCTGGAGCTTTCCGCCGTGACGGTGCCGGCCAACGCCGGTGCCAGCATCCAGACCATCAAATCCATCGACCGTGAGCTGCGCGCCGCGACAGGCACCAGCGCGCTTCCGGTCGTGCGCATCACCCCTGCCGGCGCTTCGGCAACCATCACAAAATCTGCGAAGCCCGAGGAGGGCGACATGAACATTCAGGAACAGATCAAGTCCTTCGAGAGCACTCGCGGCGCAAAAGCTGCCCGTCTCGAAGCAATCATGAGCAAGGCCGCCGAAGAGGGGCGTACCCTCGACGCTTCCGAGTCCGATGAATACGACACCATCGAGGGCGAGTTGAAGTCGATTGATGGGCACCTGGGCCGTCTGCGTGGCCTGGAAAAATCCATGGCTTCCGGCGCCAAGCCCGTTGAGCCTGGTCGCGTCAACAGCGTTTCGAAGGGCCATGAAATGCGTGACAACGCGGTGATCCGCGTCGAGCGCACCCTGCCAAAAGGTACCGCCTTCACTCGTTTCGCTATCGCGCTGGCGCGCTCGAAGGGCAACCTGATGCAGGCCGTGGAGGTTGCCAAGGGTTGGGAAGAGTCTACCCCTGAAGTGGTGACCGTCCTGAAGGCGGCAGTCGCAGCTGGCACCACCACTGACCCTGCCTGGGCGGCGCCGCTGGTCGAGTACCAGACCATGGCCAGCGAGTTCATCGAGTTGCTGCGCCCGCAGACCATCATCGGCAAAATCCAAGGCCTGCGACGTGTTCCGTTTAACGTCAAAATGTCGGGTCAGACCTCCGGCTCCAGCGTGAACTGGGTGGGCGAGGGCAAGCCTAAGCCGGTTTCTGCCTTGGCGTTCGATACCACCACCCTGCGCTTCACCAAGGCGGCGGGCATCGTGGTGCTGACCGACGAGCTGGTGCGATTCAGCAACCCTAGCGCCGAGGCCCTGGTCCAGGCGGACCTCACCGCGTCGATGGCACAGTTCCTCGACGTGGCATTCGTAGATCCGGCCATCGCCGAGGTGGCCGAAGTATCGCCGGCGTCCATTACCCACGGTGTCACGCCAATCGTTGCCAGCGGCACTACCGCCGATGCCCTGAAGGCCGACGTGAAACGCCTGTTCGCTGCGTTCCTGGCTGCCAATATGACCCCGGCTGGCGCGGTCTGGATCATGACTCCAACCATGGCGCTGACGATCAGCATGATGAACAACGCCTTGGGCCAGTCGGAGTTCCCGGGCATTGATATGAACGGCGGTACGTTCATGGGGCTGCCAGTGATTGTGTCGGAAAGCGTCCCGGCCAACCCTGGCTCGGGTAGCCCCGTTACTGGTGCAGGCCAGCGCCTGATCCTGGCCAAGGCCTCCGAGATCCTCCTGGCGGATGATGGCGGGGTCACTATCGACGTTAGTCGTGAAGCCTCCCTGCAGATGAACAGCGCTCCTACCTCAGGCGCCACTGAGCTGGTCAGCCTCTGGCAGAACAACATGGTGGCGCTGCGCGCCGAGCGCTTCATCAACTGGAAGCGTCGTCGCCTGCAGGCGGTGGGCTACATCGACTCTGCCAACTACGAGTCCTGATCCACCTGGGCCGGGAAATACCCGGCCCTTTCTGCGAGGAAAACGCCATGAAAATGGTTGCACTCAAGGAGTTTCGATACGCCGGTAAGCAGCTGCTGGCTGGTGACCCTTTCGAAGCCCGTGACCGCGATGTAAGGCTGTTGCGGGCAATCCAGAATGCCAAGCTGGCCGAATGCGTCGATGATCCTGACGCGGACGGCGATGACCGACAAAAAGGGCCTGGTGGTCCGGCAAAGCGCCCCTACAAGCGCCGCGACATGAAGGCTGAATAACCGGTGGAGCCGCGATGAGACTTTTCAACTGGGGCAAGAAGTCCGAAGAGAAGGGCCTGCGCCCGGCTGATAATCGCGGTGGCTGGCTCGGAGTGGTGCGCGAAGCGTTTGCTGGTGCATGGCAGAAGAACGTCGAGGTTGAGCAAGACACTGTCCTGGCGTTCTCTGCGGTGTTTGCGTGCATCACCCTGATCGCCTCTGATATTGCGAAGCTTCGCCTGAAACTGGTGAAGCTGACCGACGATGGTGTCTGGGAAGAGGCGACGAGCCCTTCATTCTCGCCGGTGATCAAGCGTCCCAATCACTATCAGAACCGCATCCAGTTCTACGAGACCTGGGTACTGTCGAAGCTGACCAGCGGCAACACCTACGTGCTGAAAATCAGGGACGGCCGAGGCGTGGTGATCAAGATGTTCGTCCTTGATCCGCGTCGCGTTGTTCCTCTCGTCGGGGATGACGGGAGTGTCTTCTACCGCCTGATGGCGGACAACCTGTCGACCCTGGAAGAAGGATTGACCGTTCCGGCAAGCGAGATCATCCATGACCGGATGAACTGCCTGTTCCACCCGCTGGTGGGCATATCTCCCATTTTTGCGTGCGGCCTTGCTGCCATGCAGGGAAATGCCATCCAGAACAACTCGGCACGCTTCTTCCAGAACGGCTCGAAGCCTGGTGGTGTGCTGACGGCGCCAGGCGCAATCGGCGAAGACACCGCCAAGCGGCTCAAGGAGCACTGGGACGCCAACTTTTCAGGCGATAACGCAGGCAAGGTGGCCGTCCTGGGCGACGGCTTGAAATACGAGTCTATGGCGCTTTCTGCAGCTGACTCGCAACTGATCGAGCAACTGCGTTGGTCGGCTGAAACGGTTTGCTCTGCTTTTCATGTTCCTGGCTACAAGGTTGGAGTTGGATCCGCGCCGACCAACGCGAATGCCGAGGTTTCCAACCAGGCTTACTACTCGGACTGCCTTCAGTCGCTGATTGAGGCTGCTGAATTGTGCCTGGACGAAGGGCTTGAACTGCCGACGCCATATGGCACTGAGTTCGACCTGGATGGATTGCTGCGCATGGATACTCCCACTCTTTTCAAGGCGAACAATGATGCCGTTGGCGGAGGCTGGATGAAGCCTAACGAGGCTCGTCGGCGGGCTGGTTTGGCGCCCGTCGAGGGTGGTGACTCGCCAATGATCCAGCAGCAGAACTACAGCCTTGCAGCTATCGCTCGCCGTGATGCTCAAGCCGACCCGTTCGGTAAGACCCAGCCCGCAGCCCCGGCGCTGCCGCCACCTGAGCCCGATGGCCCCTCAGAAGAAGGCCTGGATGACCAGGCGCGGATGTTCGCGCTACTGATCGAGAAGGAGTTGAATCTTGAATCTGCGTGAACTCGAAGCACAGGCTAAGGCACTCGCCCCTGTCTTGAAGGGCTTTGTCGATAAGGCCGTCGCCTCTCTTCGTGAGGCCCTGAAAAAAGACATTGATCAGCGCGACGAGGTACTGCGCAAGGAGTTCGGCGAGTCGATTGGGAAAATTCCAATACTTGATCCAAAGGAAGTAGCTGCTGAGGCGTCCAGGCACATCGCAGTGCCGGAAAATGGTAAGGATGCTGATCCCGAACTGGTCCGACTCGCTGTGGCTGAAGAGGTGGGCAAGCTTCCGACTCCCAAGGATGGAGCTTCGGTGACGCTGGATGACGTCAAACCAATGATTGTTGATGCGGTGAAATCGGCTATGGAAGCCTTGCCGCCGGCTGAGCCTGGCGTCAGCGTCACCGCTGAAGACCTTCGTCCAGTCATTGTCGAAGAGGTTGCCAAGCTTCCAACTCCCAAGGATGGCGTTTCGGTGACGTTGGACGACGTCAGGCCATTAATAGTTGATGCGGTGAAATCGGCTGTGGAAGCCTTGCCGCCGGCTGAACCGGGCGTCAGCGTCACTGCTGAAGACCTTCGCCCGGTTATTGCCGAAGAGGTTGCCAAGGCCCTGGAGGCGATCACCATTCCGAAAGACGGTGAGCCAGGCCGTGATGCCCTCCAGCTTGAAATTCTGCCGGAGATCGTCACCGATAAGTCCTATACCCGGGGCACATATGCCAAGCACCTTGGCGGCCTGTGGCGATCGTTTGAACGCACTTACGGAATGAAGGGCTGGGAGTGCATCGTCGAAGGGCTGAGCTCGGCGTCGGTTGAGCAGTCAGGGGAGCGAGGGTTTGAGCTGGCGTTGGTGCTTTCCAGTGGTGGCGAGGTCCGCAAATGCCTGGATTTGCCAGTGATGATCTACCGAGGTGTGTTCGCGCCTGGTGATTACGCTCCGGGGGACACTGTTACCTGGGGCGGAAGCCTATGGCACTGCGATTGCGCCACCAGCGATAAGCCGGGAGAGCTAGGCAGCAAGGGGTGGCGGCTGGCCGTGAAGCGTGGTCGTGACGGAAAAGATCTGACCAAAGGGGTATCGGCATCATGATGTTCATTACCTTGGAGCAGGCAAAGATTCAGTTGCGGGTTGATGACGACGCAGACGACACAGATATCACCGACAAAATTCATGAAGCCAGCGACCTGGTCAGGGGTTACCTCAAGTCTGCTGCTGACGTTTACCTCGACGCAGCTGGCGAGGCTATTCCGGGCAAGGTCCCGTATGCGGTCAAGGCTGCCACCAAGATGATGCTGGGCTATCTCTACAGCCAGCGTGACAACGACCAGGGCAGGGAATTTGAGCAAGGCATGCTGCCCAGGCCTGTGACCGCACTTCTCTATCACCTTCGCGATCCGGCACTGGCATGAGCATTCAAGCAGGGAAACTGCGGCATCGAATCGAAATTCAGCATAAGGTCACTCCCCGCAACCCTGAGACACTGGAGTATGGCGAGCCTGCATGGGAGGTGTTCGCCAAAGTGTGGGCCGAAGTGACGCCATTGTCTGCCCGAGATCTGCTTGCAGCACAGGCCGTCCAGTCAGAAGCAACTGCCCGAATGGTGATCAGGTACCGCCCAGGCGTTTTGCCAACCATGCGAATTGCCTACCGAGGCGAGGTGTACAGCATCGAAGGTCGGCCGCTTGAAGATGCCGCCTCCGGTCTGGAGTACCTGACCATTCTGGTCTCGAGGGGGGTGAAGGATGGCTGACGGTGCTGAATTCAGCATACTCGGCCTGGACAGTCTGCTGGGGAAGCTGCAGGAGGTCAGCCTTGACGTTCGCCGAAAGGGTGGTCGTGCAGCGCTTCGAAAGGCTGCGCAGGTGGTAGTGCAAAAGGCCAAGGAGGGTGCCGAGCGCATCGACGACAGTGCCACTGGCCGCTCCATCTCGGACAACATCGCCCTGCGATGGAATGGACAATTATTCAAGCGCACCGGTGATCTTGGGTTTCGGATCGGTGTGCTACGTGGTGCTGTGCTGGCGAAGAAGGGCGAGGTAGTCGACACCTCGACAAATGCGCCGACACCGCACTGGCGCCTGATCGAGTTTGGCACAGAGAAGATGCCGGCTGCCCCATTCATGCGACCGGCCCTGGCCGACAACATTAGCCTGGTGACCAACACCTTCGTCACTGAGTACGAGAAGGCAATCGACCGCGCTATCCGGCGTGCAGCGAAAAAGGCGGCATCCTCATGACACCACCGATCGTAAGGGCCTGCCTGCAGAGCCCGGCCGTCACTGCGCTGCTCGGCGCTGGTGCTGCCATGCGCCTCTATTCGTTCGGCGAAGCAGAGCAGGACGTGGCCAGGCCTTATGCCGTCTGGCAGATCGTCACCGGCATTCCAGAGAATTACCTCGCTGGCCGCCCGGATTTGGATGGTTTCACACTGCAGGTCGACGTGTACGCCGCCACCGGTGATTCCGCTCGGAAAGTCAGGGACGCCATTCGCGATGCGATAGAGCTGGAGGCTTATATCACCCGCTGGGGTGCTGAACGCCGCGACCCAGAAACCAAAAACTATCGAGCCAGCTTCGACGTGGACTGGATGGTTCACCGGTAGAGCTGCAACAAACCCCAATAGCCCGCCCAGTGCGGGTTTTCTTTTGCCCGCAATTGGAGAAACCTATGGCGATTCTCGCACAAGGCACCCAGATCTACGCCCTGGTGCCCACAGCCGCAAACAGAAGCGTGTTCGAGGTCATCGAGATCGAGTGCGCAACGGCGTTCAACCCAGGCGGCAACCCGGCTGATCAAGTCGAGGTGACCTGCCTCAGCGACACCGTCCGTAAGTACCTGCGCGGCCTTCGTACGCCAGGCCAGGCATCGCTGACCCTCAACGTCGACCCCCGCAACGCCTCCCACGTCCGCCTCCACCAGATCTCGGAAGACGACACTATCGAGAGTATTCGCTGGGTGGTGGGCTGGTCCGATGGCAAAGACATTAAGCCGACCGTAGGTGTTGCCGGCGCGCTGGCCGCGATCGAGCTGACCAATGGCGGCTCGGGCTATACCACGGCGCCCACCGTTGCATTCTCTGGCGGTGGCGGCACCGGCGCTGCGGGTACCGCGATCATCGCCGACGGTAAGGTGGTCGGTTTCAACATCACCAATGCTGGCTCCGGGTATACCAGCAAGCCGACTGTCACCCTCACCGGCGGGGCTGGTACTGGTGCTGCGGCTTCTGCAGTGCTTGGCGATGCGGATGACTTCGTGCTTCCGTCTACCCGCACCTGGTTCCTGTTCGACGGCTACGTCTCCGACTTCCCGTTCGACTTCGCTGCGAACGCGGCGGTCACTACGGCCGCCACCATCCAGCGCTCCGGCGGCTCCGCCTGGATTCGCAAGTCCACCAGTTCCTGAGGCACTTCATGAAATTGACACTCGACGCACTCAAAAGCGCTGGGGCGTTCACCGGGCGCCCGGTGGAAAAGGAAATCAGCTGGTTGCAGGAAGGCACCACGTACACCGCAACCGTCTATGTTCGGCCTCTTGGCTATCAGACTGCCGTAAACGACGTTCTGTCTTTCAACGGCAAGCATGACACCATCGCCGGCAAAATTGCGGCTTCGATCTGTGATGAGAACGGATACCCGGTGTTCAGCAGCCCACTGGACATCACTCACGGTCCTATTGATCCAGCTGAGCTTGAAAAGGACCCGAAAACGACCCAGCGCCTTGGTTCGCTCGATGGCGCCCTTTCCGTGGCCCTGCTGCTCGCAATCCAGGAGGTCAACGACCTGGGAAAGACGAAGAGCTCACCGAGCGAGACGAAACCTGGCACGAACTCGTCCTCTCCGGCATCGGGGGCTCGACGATCGCGCAGGCCAAAGAAACCTTGAGCCTCAGCGAGTTTCGATCGTGGGTGAAGTTCAGGAAGCGCCGCGGCTCCCTGCACCTGGGCATGCGGGTAGAGCGCTCCATGGCCATGCTGGCCGCGCTGACGGCCAACCTGCACCGTGACCCGCAAAAGCGGCCGACACCCTACACCTGGAAGGAATTTGCGCTGCATGAGGACGAAGAAGGGCCAATTTCCCTGGAAGAGGCAATGAGCAGCTGGGCGTGATTCTTGGTTGCTGAATTTGGCTGTGCTGCTTGAACACTTTAGCCCGCTCTAGTGCGGGCTTTTTCATGTCCGGAGAAACCGATGGCATCAAGATCTCTTGGTACTTTGACTCTTGATGTCATTGCCCAGGTAGGCGGCTTTGTCGCCGGCATGGATAAGGCTGAGCGGAGTTCGGAGAAATGGCGCAAGCAGGTTGAGAAAAATGCCAAAGCCGTCGGCACGGCCATCGGCGCCGGCCTGGCCACAGGTATAACTGCCATCACTGCAATGACGATCTCGGCGGTCAACTCCGCTTCCGAGATTACCAACCTGGCCGCCGTAGCCAACGTCAGCACTACAGACTTCCAGAAGCTGGCGGTGGGGGCAAAGACCGTTGGTATTGAGCAAGACAAGCTTGCTGACATCCTCAAGGATGTGAACGACAAGGTCGGTGACTTCCTGAACACTGGCGGCGGCGCAATGGCTGACTTCTTTGAGCAGATTGCGCCGAAGGTCGGCGTCACTGCTGATCAGTTCCGCAACCTCAGTGGTAGCCAGGCCTTGGGCTTGTACGTGTCGAGCCTGGAGAAAGCGAAGGTCAGTCAGTCCGACATGACCTTTTATCTTGAGGCGATCGCCAGTGACGCCACAGCGCTGCTCCCGCTGCTGCGCAACAATGCCGAAGGATTCAAAAGATTTGGTGAGGCAGCTGAAGCTGCCGGGTCGATCATGGATGAGAAGACCATCCGTGCCGCCCAAGAACTTCGCGCAGCAAACTGGCTGGTTGATCAGTCGGTCAGTGGGCTTTCTAACCAACTGACCAGCGCAATGCTGCCGACGCTGGCGAACTTTGCCACCAGGCTGAACGACGCCACCATCAACGGCGTGCTGGCCAAGCGGGTATCCGACGACTTGGCTGCCAGCCTTCGCGCGCTGGGCAAATTTGCTGTGGGTACTGTTGCCGGCATCCACCTGCTAGGCGTTGGCCTGAAGACGCTGTCCGACCTCGATAACGCCATGGTCGGTGGCGATGATGCCAAATGGTGGGACCGCTACCTGCCGCCGGTGAGGATCTACAACGCATTCAAGAACGTCGATGCCATGGGCAAGACGATCGGTGATGCTAAGGTCCAGATGGGAGAACTGGCCGTCGGCTATGGCGACTTGATGGCGTCCTTTGATGAAGAGCCTGCCGGCGCAACGAACCAGGTGAAAGAGCTTGCGGATCTGCTGGAGGAAATGCGCAAAGGGCAGTCGGGCAGCTTCACAGCTCTCACACCAGCTCAGCAGCAGGCGGCAAAGGCAGCAGAAGCCGCTGCAAAGAAGCTTCAGGGTCAGTTCGACACGGCTGAGGAAGGCTACAAGCGGCAGATTGCACTGATCAACACCGAGACGGACAAGCGTAAGGAAGCAACAGAGGTTGCCAAGCTGCAGTTCGAAATGGAGTCAGGGAACCTGACTGGGCTCAGCGAAAAGCAGCAGGAAAGACTCAAGGGGCTGGCCGCCGAGCTGGACCAGCTGAAAAAGCTGAAGCAGGCCAAGGAGGATGACAAGGCTGTCGACCAGTTCGGCGCAAGCGTGAAGAAGCAGCTGGACATTGATCAGCGCGCGCTGGATGCGCCGTTCTTGAACGCCTACAGCAGCGAAGAGATGAAGCAGCGGGCTCTTGATCTGCTGGCAATCGAACAGGACTACCAGGATCAGCTTGAGGACCTTCGGCAGCGGCATGAAGCAGGCGACGTGTCCGATTCGGCGTATGAGCGCGAGACAGCAATTCTCAATGATGCGCTCGAAAAGCGCATGGCGATGCAGGAGAAGTACTACCAAGACGTCGACAAGCTCCAGCAGAACGGCACTGCCGGCTTTATCAGCGGCTTCGCCACCCAGGCTGAAGCGGCGATGGATCTGTACGGCACCATGCAGAACGTCGGTGCCGACACCTTCCAAAACCTCACCGACACGCTGACCCAGTGGGCCGAGACCGGGAAACTGGACGTCAAGGGCTTTGCTTCGACGTTCATTCAATCCATGGGGCATGCCCTGTTGTCCTACGCCGCTGCTCAGGTGGCGATGGCCGCGCTCAGCGCATTCACCGCAATGATCGGCGTCCCCTTCGTTGGTCCCGCCATTGCGCCTGGCGCTGCGATCGCTGCCGCCGGCGCCGCTGGCGTGCTGATGACGGCGGTGGGCTCTGCAATTGATGGCCAAGCTCACGACGGCATCGACTACGTCCCTGCGGATGGTACGTGGAATCTGAAGAAGGGTGAGCGGGTAACCACGGCTGAAACCAGCGCGAAGCTCGACAGGACACTCGATAGCGTGGCGAAAACATCGACGCAGGGGGCCGCACCTGCAGTGAACATCTACGAAGATTCAAGCCGAGCTGGGCAAGTGAAGACCTCAACCGGGCCTGACGGCAAACAGCTTGTCGATGTGTTCGTTTCGAATATAAGGGGGCAGAGAGACATAGCCAAGGTTCTGGAAGAAACCTATGGACTGAAGCGGAGGGGGCGATGACAGCACTTGAGACGCTGTATGCCTCGGGAGGGGCCGCGGTCATTATCCCTACGCTTGAACTGACCTGTCCTGCGTGGACCTATCCGATCTACCTGTGCCAAGGGTTCGAAGATATCACGGCCCGAACCGAAGCCGGGTTAGCGGTGAGATTTACCGCATCCGGCTTCGCCGCGGCCTTGCCTGCCAGGGACAACAGCGGCAACCAGACGCTGACGTTTGCTATCGACAACGTTACGGGAGAGGCGCAGCAGTTGATCGACCAGGCGCTTGAGGCGCGGGAGCGGATCACTCTGGTGTTCCGGATTTTCATCTCATCCGACTTATCTGCTCCTGCAGAACGCCCTTACCGGATGACGGTGCTGAGCGGTTTCATGCAGGGCGCAAGCGTTCAACTCAACGCCGGCTACTTCGACCTGATCAATCTCGCCTGGCCGCGGCGCAAGTACGACTTAGCGTTCGCCCCCTGCCTTCGGTACATCTGAATGCTCGAAAAATACCTGAGCGCTTCCTACGAGGACGGCGGGCGAAGTCACGCGCGCTTGGACTGCTGGGGGCTGGCCCGATTGGTTCGCCATGAGGTGTACGGCCTTCCCCTGCTGGCCAGCTGGGGAAGTGTGCGCAACACCATGCCGAAGGAGTTCACCAAGGCGGCGAACGAGGTGGTTGGCGCCATGGAGAGGTGCCAGCCCGAACGTGGCGCGATTGCCTGCGTCTGGCGGGGGCTGATCTGCATCCATGTCGCTGTGATCGTGGAGGTGGAAGGACGCCTGTACGGAATGGAGATGAAGCCCAGCGGGGCAACCATCAAGCCATTGCGGAAGTTTCAAGATCAATATTTGACAGTGAGCTACCACCGTGATCGAACTTTACCCGAGCAAGCTGGAAGGGCAGCCGCTGGAGCGCCATAGGACCGATCGCGTGATGACTGTCGAGGGCTGGTTGATTGCCAAGGTGCCGAGCTACCAGGCCCGCCAGTCGCCGCCCATCAGCATCGAGATCAATGACCGATTGGTCGATCCAGCTGACTGGTCGACAGCTGAGTTCGGACCTTCCGATGTGGTTCGGATTTATCCAGAGCCTAAAGGTACCGGGCTCGAAATCGCGGCATGGGCGGTAGTGGCGGCAATCGTTACAGTGGGCGTGATGATGCTCGCTCAAAAGCCGCTGGCAATGCCGAACTCAGCGAACATCGGCGCCGGCAAGTCGCTGGGCCTGGCGAAAACCACCGCCAACCAGGTGAAGCTGGGCGACATCATCCGGGAGTGCGCGGGCGAGAACGAGATCTTCCCCGACTACCTGACCCCGACCAGGCGGTACTTCGGCTCCGATCCCAAGTCGCAATGGGTCGAAATGCTGCTGTGCATCGGGGTAGGGGAGTTTGACATTCCCCCGGGGCAGGTGCGGATTGGTGGAACTCCGATGGCCTCGCTGGGCAACACCGCCCGGTATGTTATCTATGGCCCTGGCGAGTCATTGGCTGCAGAGCCTGCCCGGTTGTGGTGGCACAACTCTGACGAAGTCGGATCGACCGCCACAGGTAGTGCCGGGCTGACGCTCACCACCACCACTGATATTGAGCAGCAGCTCAATGTGCCGACGGTGCAATTCAACGAGTACACCGTGTCGGTGCCTGTGTCGGCCGGCTGGTTCCCGGTGGGCTGGACGTCCGGGCTGATTGCCCGCATCGAAGCCCTGTATCCCTATTCATTTGTTGCTCCGGCTGACGGCAGCGCCACGGTCATTAGCGGTAAGCATGTGGCGATGCTCGGTGCATTTGTGGGCATGAAGCTGGAAGTAACCGGCGCTAATGCGGGTGAGTACACCGTGGCGAGCTACACGCCGGAAGATCCGGGTACACCTGGTGTGACCGGCAGCGCCTCCACCGCAACCGGCGGATCCGCTCCGTCGCGGTACGACTTCGATGTCACGCCTTTGGAGTTCTCGGTGGGCCTGGGGGCCAGCACCTACACGCTGACGCTGTCGACGGCGACCACCAACCTTGCGGGGATGGTCTCTGCTATCAATGCCCAATTGACGGGTTCCAACATGGTGGCGAGCGCGGCCGGCTCGATGTTGCGGATTGCCGAGAAGGCAGCTCCGTTTGGCGGCCAGCCGATCGTGCTTTCGGGACCGACGGCTGACCTCTTCGGTGCCGTCCCGGTGTTGGTCACCGGTGTGCAGACCGTCGCTGCCACCCCGTACGTACCGGCCAGCATGACCTTGGCCTATGACGGCGGCGCGCCCGCCATTGGCCTGCAGACCGGGGAATTGTGGTCCAGCATCGGATACCGCGACCTGCGGTACCGGATAAACGCCGTGGCTGATGATGACGACGATACCGAAGGCCTGGAGCATGGACCATCGTCAATCACGGTCACAAGGCTGACAGACACCGGCGCAGAAGATATCGACTGGACCGGCTTCGATTTCATCGAGAGCAATACGGCCCGGATCATCCTGGATGATTCGACCACTGAGGGTGACTGGGCCGGCCCGATTGCGGTGTGCCCTCCAGGCGAGAAGGTCCGGAGATTCGAATTCGATTTCTTCTTCCCGCAGGGCCTGGTTCGGTACACCGAAAAGAACGGCAACATCCGCTCGCACTGGGCCAAGGTCGAAGTCCAGTACCGGGACATCGACAAAGCAGGCGCGTGGACGAGCCGGACCTTCACTTACAACGCCATGAGCCCAGACCAGCAAGGGTACACGGACTGGATTACGGCCCCGGAGTACATCCGTCCAGAGGTTCGGGTTCGCCGGATCGGCGCCGAGTCGACAGAAAGCTTCAAGTTCAACCGCGTGCAGTGGTATGGGCTGCGCGGCCGGATCGACAAAGCACCGACTCGGTATGCCGGGTGTACGGTAATGGCGCTGTACGTGCAGGGCGGCGACAAGCTCTCCGCGCAATCGCAGAGCCAGGTGTCGGTGGTGGCCACCCGCAAGCTGCCGGTGCTGGTGAACGGCTCCTGGAGCAAGCCGGTGGCGACGCGCGAGATCGGCCCGTGGGTGAACTATGTCATGCGATCGGTGGGCGGCACTGACGATGACATGGATACTGACGAGTTCTCTCGCTACGGCGCGCTCTGGGCGTCGCGCGGTGACTACTTCGACTACAAGGTGGAAGAGGCCAGCACCGTGAAGGAGTGCCTGAACGATGCGCTGCTCGCCGGCTTTGCTGAGTTCACCCTGGAGCGTGGCCGGGTTACCCCTGTGCGGGATGAGCCGCGGCTTGTCTTCGAACAGATGTACACCCCGCAGAACTTCACGGAAGACCTTAAACGCGGCTTCGTTCTGCCGGCACCCGATGACTACGACGGTGTGGAGGTGAAGTACATCGACCGGGTGACTCGAGCGGAGGAAACGGTCGACTGCAGCATGCCTGGAGACACCAAGCAAACCGTCCAGACCATCACCTTGAAAGGGGTGACAAGCCGAGACAGGGCCTGGCGGTATGGGCGCCGGCGTCGCCGCATGCAGCTGTACCAGAACAAGAGCTACAGCTGGAGCACTGAGCTGGATGCGCTGAACAGCGGTTACCTGAGTTACTGCGCCGTGGCTGATGACATCCCGGGTTATGGCCAGAGCGCTGTGCTGATGGGCATGACATCCGGCAATGGGATGGCTCTTCTGGAAAGCTCCGAGCCCCTGCTGTGGAAGGACGGGGTATCCCATGTGGTTGGTCTGCGGCGCCCCGATGGGTCGGTCAGCGGGCCATGGCCCGCAACACGCGTCGATGACTACCGGCTGACCGTGCCCTTGCTCGACTTCGAGCCTGATGTGTCCTGGGACATTGAGCCGCCGCATCTGCTTTTTGGCGAAACAACCCGCTGGTGCTACCCGGTCCTCATCACCTCAGTAAACCCTGGCGATTATTCGGCGGATGTCGAAGGGGTGAACTACGACGCGCGCGTGTACGCCGACGATGACAACTTAGCCCCAACTTGAGGAATGCGGAATGCTTGCATATCCCAAAGGATTACCGCTGCCTTTGAGGGAGGGATACGGGTTCACGCCAGTGAGCCCGCTGATCAGGTCCGAGCTCAGAAGCGGTCGAGTCCGCCAGCGGCGGCGCTTCACAAGCGTCCCCACCGTGGCCTCCGTGTCTTGGATCATGAGTGATGCCCAGGCCCAGTTTTTTGAGGCGTGGTTCGAAGAGGTGCTCGGCGCCGGGGTTTCGTGGTTCGAGTGCCCACTGAAGACCCCGCTTGGGCTGGATCGTTACCAAGCAAGGTTCGCTGACATCTACAGCGGCCCGGAGCTGATCGGGGTCAGCAGCTGGCGGTTCACCGCCAGCCTTGAGCTGCTGAAGCGTCCGCTTCTGCCTCCCGGGTGGGTAACGGATGCGCCCGACTACATCTTGGGGTCCGACATCATCGACATAGCGGTGAATGATAAATGGCCCGAATTCCACGAAGACCCGTCGCAGATCATTCTCGCAAACGACGGGGTGCGCGAAGACATGAAGGCGTGGTATGAACGCCGGGAGCTTGATGAATGACCACCTATGCCACGGGCAATCCGCTCGGCTCCATGAGTGCCAAGGATCTTCTGGACAACGCCGAGAACCTTGATTTTTTCTTGAACGGCAAGGCTCAGGGATACCCTGATCGCTTCTTTGAGTATCGCATCAGCTACTTCGGGATGGAGGTGGCATTCAGGGAAGCGCAGTCCTACCGTGACGAGGCCTTCAAGTACGCGATTCGCAACAGCGGCTTCAAGCTGCTGGGCGAGTACGCGCCCGGTGTGACCATCACCACCTACAACCAGGTGGTGCGTTACCAGGGCGAGCTGTACGGCCTGGCCACTGCGACCGAGGCGCCTTATACCTTGACCGGTGTGTGGGCGACTGACTCGGCGCACCTGGTGTCGCGCGGTGATGCAGCGCTTCGCCAGGATCTGAACAACCTCGGCACCAAGATGATCCCGCACAACAGCGGGCAGCCTGGTGCCGTGAGCCAGATGACTAACCAGAAACTGGCCGAGATCGGCAGCACTCCGGGTGACTTCGGCGCCAAGGGCGACGGCGTTGCCAACGACACCTCGCGATACATGACCGCCGAGGCAGGCTCAGACGTGGTGCGCCTGCCCGAGGGTAAGACCTATGCCCTCGATACCGGCTACACCCCGTCCAAGATGGTGGTTGGCGGGGGCAAGATCCGAATCGGCTCGGCCATCTTCACCGGCCCGGAAATGCTGTACGACATTTTCCGCACAAGCCTTTACTGCACGCCTGAGTCCTACACTGAGCAAATCGGATTCCCGGGTGGCAATCAAGGCAACCTCACCGTGATGATCAGTCCTGGCGGTAGGAATACCGGAAACCTGAACCGATGCACAATAGTGGCGACCGGCGCTCCTCAAAAAGCCATCTCACTCGATCGCTGTGAGATCTTCGGAAACGGCGTTATGCAGCACGCCCGCTACGCCGAGCGTGTTACCGCTTTCGGCAGCATTGCCTGCCAATGGCTGGGGTCTAATGATCCGCTGGGCGACAGGCATGAATGGTTCGTCAATGCCGGGGGTTTGGTCCCTGGGCAAGCGGGTTGGGACTACCAGGGCATGGAAACCCGAAACCCGGGGATCGGTTCGAGAATCGCGGCCTTCAACGGTTTCGCGACACAGCCAACGGATTGCGGCCGAACTGTTGCCGGCGGACGAAATGCTCTCAACGGCACGGTGATGGCGAGGAATTGCGTAGCCATTGGGTATCGCGCGGGGGCTGGATGCTACGCGATTGAGAACATGGTTATTCTCGGCACGGACGTGTTTCGCGATGGCGTGTTCTTACGGGATTCCGTCGGCGCAGGGGCAATGGCCGGCAGGTTCTGGCAGGAGGGTGAGCGCAACGCGCTATTTGGTTACAACGCGGGTGGTAATGCTGTCCGTGGCAGTCGAAATACGCTGCTGGGATCCTTTGCTGGCTATGACTACACCGAGCTTAATGACTGCATTCTAATTGGCCACGGGGCGGGTAACAGCATCGGCGGAGGCACGCTGTCCAATGTATTTTGCCTTGGCCCCTCCGGTACGCTGCCGTTGCTCTCTGGTCGCCTGACCGACTTCGCAGCTGGCGTAAACATTCTGCCAGGTCGAATCAAGGGCAACTTCCACGTCAGAACCAATGACTTTGGCGCAGAGGAGCCTGCTCACGGCCTGGCCGATGACGTCGTCGTCGAAAACTCGGTTGGCGTGGGGATGACCCTTCGCTCGCCGGCTGATGCCTCGGGCAACATTTTCTTTGCGCGGCCCGGTTCAACGCAGTCCGGTGGGATGTCATACACGCATAGCAACGATACGTTGTCGCTGATTGCAGGCGGGCAATCCCAATTCGCGATCAACGATGAAGCGCTTTACCCATCTCAGGACAACGCCAGATCGATAGGCACGGCATCACGCCGGCCCAGTGTGATTTATGCCGCCACCGGCGCGATCAGCACGTCCGACGGCAACATGAAGAAGATTCGTGGGGCTCTCAGCGATCCTGAAATTCGCGCCTGGTCGACGGTTCAAACTAAGGTTTTCCAGTTCCTCGACATGATTGAGACCAAGGGGGAGGAGGCTGCGCGCTTACATGCTGGCTACATTGCACAGGATGTCCAAGATGCCTTTATCGCAGAGGGCCTTGACCCATCTCGATATGCACTTTGGTGCGAGGATGAAGTCTTCGTCCAAGTTACAAAGCGCCGAGTTACCAAGCGGCAAAAGGTTGTGGAGGTGCTGGAGTCGATTGAGGAAATTGAGGTTCAGGATGGCATGGCTGTTGTGAAAAAGATCACGCGCCCAATACTGCAGCCGCAGTTTGAGCTACTGCCTGTGATTGATGAGCAAGGCAACTCGGTCGAAGAGGCAGGGGGCGGAACGAGAACCTGCTCGGTCCCGGTGATGGAGGATCACGAGGAAGAGTTTGAGGCCTCTGAGCCATCAGGGGTGCGTCTCGGCCTGCGCTATGAGCAGTGCCTGGTCTTCGAGGCGGCCTACCTGCGATCGATCATCGCGAATCAAGATGAACGCATTGACACCGAGATCGCTGACCTCAGATCGCTTATCGCGGATCAACAAGAACGGATTCGCGCTCTCGAAGCCGCCTGATCATTTGCTGGAAAGAACCCCAACCGCCGCTGAGCGGTTTTTTTGCGCCTGGAATATGCCGCCCGCCATTGCGCGGGCGGTCTTGTTTCCGCGCTTTGGAAGTACCGGAGGAAAAATGACAGTTGCGTCGGAACTTGCGCGGCTCACGCAGACAATCGACTCTGCAAATGAGCTCTTTCTGTCTGACCAAATCAAAATGATGGATGTTGGGGATGGCGTCATGCGCCCCACGAATGCCAAGGCTGTTGCCGACTTGGCGGCCCAGATGAGCGGGGCGATGATCTACTTGTCCACCTCCCTGGGACTGGAAGGAACCGTATCGGGCGGCTACTTCAGCGTTCCTTCGGTTGAGGAGGACGAGTACCTGATCCTCTATCGGAACAATGGTGGGGTGGCGGTTGAAGTGGACCGGTATCCTAATCGGGCAGCGATCGAGAAAGTCAGTTCGCTCATCCAGGACTATTCCTCGGCGGCCCAAGAGACGGAGATCGCCGTCATCGTTGACGGGGAGGGGGCCAAGCACCTCACGCTCACAGACAAGCGCTTGCAGGCGGCAAACTTCGAGGTCACCACGGAGGTCGGCGTTACTTCGATCTGTGACGCCGAGGGCAGCCAGGTCCTGTACGCCGACGACAAGCGGGTCATCCTGGTCGAGCTGGAAATGCATCGCACTGCTGCGCCTGGGATCTACATCACCGATCCGGAAGGCGCATGCCTGGAACTGCCTCAGCCTGAGCTGCAGCCTGCTGCGTCGCCTTTCGCAGATGGCCTACTGTTCTCGCCTGTCATCGTGACCAGTGAGCTGCACGAAGGACGCATCTATTCGCAGGGGCTCCTGCGCCGTCGCGAGCTAGCGACCGACGTAACTATGTCCGTGCATAGCATGACCACAGTAGCCAACCAGACCGGCCCCTCGGTAGGCATCAGCGCCGCTAAGTACGGCCAAGACGCCGTGCTCAACCTACGCCTGCTGGCGAATCCGGACAGCCGCAAATTCATGCCGTTGAAGCTGCGCAACGTGCCGGTGCAGCCGGTGCCCAGCAGCCCGAAGATTCTCTTCATCGGCGACAGCATCGGTGATCGACAGGGCGGCATGTACCTGAAGCAGTTCCTGCAGGAGCTCGGGTTTACACCGCAGTTCATCGGCACTATTGAAGGATCGGCATCGGCTACCGATGTGTGGGACATCACCGGTCCGCTGGGTGAATGCCACGCCGGGTGGAAGACAGGCGAATTCACCTACAGCGTCAGCGAGCGGGCCTTCCCAGTTTCACCGGGTTCTGAGTCGACTTACCTGGCCATGCCAAAGGCCCAGCGTCGAGAGCGTAACCCTTTCCTGCGGGTGGCCACCGGCGCAGATGATCCAAGTGTGGTGCGCAACGGCTATGTATTCGACCCGGCCTTCTACCAGTCCCGGTTCGGCCTGAGCACGCCAGATATCGTGATCAATGCCCTGGGTACCAACGACGCTTTGAGCTTCAGCCCGGCGAGCGGGCTGTACAGCGAGGTCTATTCCAACGACCTGCTCATGCACAAGCAAATCCGGGCAGCCTGGCCGGCTGCGAAGATCATCCGAACCTTGCCACCGTCAGCGGTAAGTGGTGGAGCGAATGCGATCTGGCAGAACAGCCGGGCGGTGGTAATCCAAGCGCTTATTGATGCCGCCGCGAACCTTGCAGACAGCAAGCTGACCGTGGCACCCGTATGGGCGATGGCCAACCCCGACTGCGCATATGCCTACAGCACCGGCTCGCTTGGTGCTGACGGCTTCTATTCCGGCAATTGGGTGGACGCGGTCCACCCGGTTGGCTCCGGCCGCGTCGAAATCTATCAAACCCTGGCCCCGTACTTGGCGGCTGCGGCACTCAACATCATCTGAACAAGGAGCCCCAAATGGGCCTGAAAATGATTGCCAATGATACCTTGGCCCCGTGGAACACCAAGGTAGTGCCGCCGGTGACCCGCGGGCTTGAAGCATGGTTCACGTTTGACACTGACGCTTCGCGCTTCGGCTTCAACCGCGCGATCGGGAAGCCAAACGGGACCATCATTGGTGCGCCGACCGCCTTTGCTACACATGGGCGCTTCAAGGGAAACACCAACTATATCCTCACCCAGGCGCGCGATACGGATGAGGTCACGCTGTTCTCGGTGGTGCGTGCGCTTGTGGCCCCAACATCTAACGCTGATGGGGTAACTCCCGTTTCTACCTATCGAGGAAATTCAGTAACCCCTGAGTTTCCAGGGTCATCTGGGGGGGCAAACATTTTTCTGCGAGCCAACTCTGTGATCAGTGCCGGCATTTCTAGATCTACGAATGGTGTGTATGACTTGGAAATGGTTAATGCCGTAGGAGGAAGTCCAACATCTTGGAGGCTACTGTGCGCTAAGGCTAAAAGTGGAAGTCCTTCTAAAGTAATGGATCTAACTAACTCGATTTCCATGACTGGGACTAACCTGACCAAAAGGATTCTGTCCGATTTGATGTTCAGGATCGGTAGCTCTACCGTCGATTATCTGGGCGAGTCTGATATCTCTGCGGTGGCCATTTATTCTTCGTATCTAACTGATTCAGAGATCAACGAAGTTGCCTCCGCTATGCGAAAAAGGATGTTAAGGCTGGGTGTCGCCGTATAAGGCACTATGTCCGTGCGTCGGGTAGCGTGATTTGGTGATTTGATATATAATCGCCAGATTTGGTTGCGGATTACGGAAGGTCGGCGGTGAAGGTCATAACGAAAATACAGAATTATTCCGACGACAGCGGGAATGTGATTATGTCGTCATCTGTTTTTGAGTCAGGCATTAAGGTTGTTTTTCGAGGTAAAAATAACAAGCTGGAGATTCATCGGCAGGCATCATTGAAAGATGTTGTTGTGGTTTTTGACTGTGACGATGCTGTTTGTATAATCGGCAAGAACCAATTTCGAGGAACAGTACGGCTCGGGCTTGAGTGCACTGTTAAAATCGGCGCCGGCGTGACCTGTACGACCCCAGCTTACATTTCTACTGCTGAAAGATCTTCCGTTCTGCTTGGTAATGACGTAATGATTGCAGGCGGCGTTGAAATCAGGTCGGATGATGGGCATCCGATATTTGATGTTGTTTCAAGGAAGAGGATAAATCTTCCTAAAGATATCGTTATCAAGAATCATGTATGGCTAGGAGCCTCGTCTAAAATTCTCGGTGGTACTGTCCTAAAGGAAGGCTCTGTAGTGGGCATAGGTAGCATTGTTAAGGGTAAATTCCCAAATAACTGTGTAGTCGCTGGTGTCCCAGCAAGGGTTGTAAGGAAAAATATTGCATGGGAAAGACCGCACCTTACCTTGGCGCAGCCATTCTATAAGGACGATCCTGATCTAATACCTACGACGCCTTACTGGAATTTGACTGAAGATCAGGAATAATTATTTAGGTAGCGAATTGTCTTCAAGTGGCTTGGCCATAGAGGATTATCTTTGAGCGGGTGACATAAGCGTCACCCTTTTGAAAATTCGAAAGTCCAAACACCCGCCTAGCTGCGGGTATTTTTTTGCCTGGAGAAAACCAATGCGAACATCGCAGCAAGGCTTGAGCCTTATCAAGTTGTTCGAGGGCCTGCGCCTGCAGGCCTATAAGGATTCGGTTGGCGTCTGGACCATCGGCTACGGCGCCACCCGGGGCGTGAAGCCGGGGATGTCGATCACCAAGGAGCAGGCCGAGCGCATGCTGCTGAACGACGTGCAGCGCTTTGAGCCGGAGGTGCAGCGCCTGATCACGGTACCGCTGAGCCAAAACCAGTGGGACGCCATGATGAGCTTCACCTACAACCTAGGTGCGGCCAACCTCGAATCGTCCACACTTCGGCGGCTACTCAACGCCGGCAACTACCCAGCCGCTGCCGAACAGTTTCCGCGCTGGAACAAGGCAGGCGGTAAGGTGCTTGAGGGGCTTGTGCGGAGACGCGCGGCTGAGCGCGACCTGTTCCTGGGGCCGGTATGACGGCCTGGTTCCCTCGTCTTACCGGCGCCGGCCTGCTTATCCTGCTCGGCATTGCCGTGGGCGTCTGGGTAGCTACCAGCCACTTCCGGCCGCAGTTGGACGACCAGCAGGACAAAGCCGTCCAGTGCACTGCAGCCCGCGATAACCTCGCAGGCTTGGCGCAGGAGCAGGGCAAGGCGTTGGGCGACCTGACCTTGGCGGCGAACGCACGGCAGGCTGAGGCCGAAAAGGCTGCAGGGGAGGCGAAGGTCAGCGCGGGTGTCGACTACGCCGCGGCGAACCGCTTGCAGCAGGAGCGCACCGGCGGGGAGCAATGCGCGGCTGCCGCCGCGATTATCGACAAGGAGCTGGGCCTTTGAACGACAAAATCGACTGCAAAATATTCCAGAAACTATTCCTGCTGGCCGGCCTGATGCTGGCCGGGTGCACGACCAAGCCATCACCCCTGGTCCAGTACGTGCGCGTCGAGGTGCCGGTGCAGGTGCCGTGCCGCGCGCCAGAGGTCTCTGTGCCGCCATGGGCAACTGCCGGTCTGCGCAAGACCGACAGCATGGAAGTGAAGGTACGAGCTCTGCTGGCTGAGCGTCGCCAGAGAGTTGGATATGAAAAGCAGATTCGCGCAGCGATCTCTGCTTGTCAGTGATGCATCTCGTTAAATGTAAATATTCACAAGCCCATGGGCATCTATTATGCTTGAGGCAGTGGCTCTACATTTGATTCCGGTGGCATCGCCTTTCTTTTAATATGGAGGTCGCCAGAATCCCAAATTTCTTTTACCGCATCCGCAATCAATTCATACGACTTTCCGTAAGTCGAGGAAGGAACGTACTCTTCCATGAATTGCTTGACGCGAGCGTCAGGGGTTCGTGCTTTTTTTATCATGTCGACCAGCTCATCGAAGGATTCGGCATGAAGGCCTAGCTTTTCAGAAAATATGTGGTGCTCAGCTGACCCGATTCCAGTTTTTAAGTTAGCCTGTTTTATGATCCATGAAGGGAAAATCACTGGCTTGCCAAGTGCCCATGCTTCGTAGACCAAAGTCCCTCTGTCAGCGATGACCACGTCCGCGTCCAGAAGTTTTTGGAATGTAGGTATCTTGGACTCTCGAACGTTTGGGTGGAGAGAGGCTTCGTAGTCAAATATTTCTTTAAGTCTATCTTCGTATGGCAAAAACTCAGGGTAACTAGATAGAGGCTCTTTAGATGCCTGCCCGTGAGTTGGAGCCCACAGAACCTTGATTTTTCGGAACGGATTGGCCTTTTTGACCATACGTTTGAAGTCTTTGCTTTGTTCGCGTTGGGCTGCAAGTAAAGAATCAATTCTCGGCCAGCCGACAACTTTTATTTGATTTTCATCAAGCTCGACGCCTTCTGCCTGAAGGATCCTGCGCTTTAGCCACTCGCCTGGGACGCAGAGGGTTCTGTATTTGTTTATTTCCAGACCGCCGGCAGCATCCTTTCGTAAAAGATAATTTTTATCGGCAACGCCATGCGACATCATTATGTGGGCGCGACGGTATATGAAAAATGTGACGTTTACTGATCCGTGCGATATCTTCAGAGGTGCACTTGTATGGCTCCACTCATCAAGTTTTGATGAGATTCCTCTGGAGAATTCCTCTTCTAGGAGTCTGAGATTCTCACCTGATACGTATACGTAGTGAACATTTTTAGTTTTCATTGGTGGTGCGCTGCTTGTTCAATATGCAATGAGTCGGTGTTTAGGTGCTGCTTTATCTGGCTGCTAGATATTCCAGGCGTTCGCGGAAGGTAAACGACTTCACACAGGTCTTTCAGGAAGTCAAACTCGCCGCGCCAGTCGTCACCTATAGTGAAAATGTCAACGTTGTATTTGATTATGTCTTGGCGTTTTTGTTCCCAGTTTAACTCAGGTATTACCATGTCTACGTACTTGCATGACGAGACAATAATGCTTCGGTCGTCGTAGCTGGAAAACGCAGACTTACCTTTTTGCTCGTTAAAACTGTCGTGGGATACCGCGACAATTAATTTGCTTCCAAGGGCTTTGGCGTTTTTCAATAAATGGACATGGCCAATATGAAAAAGATCAAAAGTGCCGTAGGTTATAACTGTTTTTCCAGTAGGTGACATTTCATCATCCATGTTGGGTTTGTCCGTCTGTTTGACAAATGTCAATCACAGGAATATCTGGCTCAATGCCAGTAGTATGAATTTTTTTTTAAGGTCATACAAGGTTGTTGACATATTGCCGGTTGAATGAATCAGACGGTTGGTCGTTGCGTGAGCGCTGATGCTCTTGCTCACACAGAGCACCACCTATACGATACTGTATTTTTATACAGTATTGGTGCCGCATGTATTTCCTCCTAGTTCGCCGCCGCGAGCACGGCGTGGCCATTGCTTCCGATCAGCTGCGAAAGGTCCAACCGCTGCGCGCCGACATCCACATCGGTGACCACCACAGCGAGCCGCTGGGCCGAGTCGCGACCCAGGCCTGGGTGTTTAACCCAACGCCAGGACCGGACATCATCCCGCGGTTACACGATGCCAAGGTCAACGGCATGGCCCAGCTCGGCATCAACATCAACGGGATCGAGGAGATCGACGGCGTGCTGTACGCGCAGTCCTGGTGGTGCAGGGCAGAATGATGGACGGGTTACCTCAAGCTTGGCTAGATGAGCTGAACGACCAATTCTCCCTGGTCACAGATCCCGACGGGCGCGCCGCGGTTCTCGATGAGATGGCCTATGCCGCCCATCGTCGTCGCGAGGTCAGCGACGAGAGCCTGGTCGACATGCTTGAGCTTTCAGAGGCGGCTCGGGCTTGGGGGTTGATGGAGTTCGAAGAGGCCTATCACATCGGCCTGTTCAAGTACGAATCGTGGGAGGAAGGTATAAGCGACGACCCAGGACGGATCGTGGTTGGCAGGACGCCTGGATGGGGCTGCTGAAGCTGTCTAAAACTGCTCGAAAGCTTCTCGGTTTTACTGGCGAAAATTCGCTGAAACTGGCCGAACTGTATTAGACAGTGACGATGCGAAGGCCGCGCGTGGCGCGGCCTGAGGTCCGAATCTCACGCTACTGCTGCAGTACTGGAAGCCGGGTGAACCAGGAAAGAAGTAGGAAATCTGAGGCGCCAATGCTTGTGTTATCCATAAGAGATAGAGCCTACACGGCGCCTCGTTAGGCTAGGTCATGATTCCCGATGATCTCGAGGATCACGGTGCAAAAGCCGACTCCTCTTCATCTTCCCCTTGCACAATGTCGAACTCGATTGACCCTTCATCGAAATTGAGGCCTTCTGGGAAGTCCGCCCAGAGCGACGTAATCGCTGCGCCATTTTCCCCGATCGATAGGGTTACCGTGTAGGTGAATGTGCCGTGCGGTGTATTTGCCGCGTACGCAACCGTGTATTCCTCGTCATCTCCCTTGAGCTGCGCTTCACCCGTTTTTTTCCAAGTTCCCGGTACGAGATCACTTGAATCGATCTCGAAACGTTCATCTGCGACAGTGTAGGACACCTCGCCGGAGGGGATGATGTAAAAGCCCATGCTCTCTTCCTTTCCTAGTAAAGATTAGTGGTGGCTATGCGCGAATAGCTTGGTGATGCTATCACTTTGCCGCCAAGAGAGCACCAAGCTGGGGAGCTGCGAAAAGAATCGGTGCCGCACTGCACCGCCGCCCCGAAAATCGACTCCAAAACTGAAACAGCGACCCTTGCAGCATGCGGCCTGTAGCCGTGCCGTTTCGTTTTGTTTTGGAATCGATTTCTCCGCGTAAGCGGCACGGTCCGGGCATTTGTCCTACGGTATTGAAATCCGCTGCCTGCCCGGCAGATCTCGTACCAATTTTTGTACCAATGGCTGTGTTTGGGAGTGGGATGCAGTGTGGCGGGGAGGGCTGGAGCGCCCGTAAATACGGGATTTCCTCACTTTCGGAAACTCGTCAAAACGCGGAAAACATCTGTGGAGTATGGCCTAAACGCTGTCGAATGCCTTATGACTAAAGGGCGCAAGGTGAACGAAATTTAATCCTGTGCTTTGTTAAAGGCGCATCAGTATGCAATGAGGTATGCCGCTACGCCCTTGGCAAGGCGCCAAGGCTTCCAGAGTGAAAGATGATCGAACAATCGGCTGTAGTTGCCCGCCAGCCCTGCAACCGCGAGGTAGACAAACCACTTTCGCAGCAATCTGGAGAACTTTCTTTTGATGAATCGCAACAATGGGCACACCTTGGAAAATGGCACCGTCGAGTTTACCGGGTCAGTCGGGTTGTAGGGCCGCCGTAATTACCTGTGGGCGAAATTTTTCTGCGGCGGGGCTTTACGCTGGATTTGGCGGTGAGATAAGCTTTCCTGGAGTACTGTACGAATATACAGCTATCAGGATGGGAATATGTCTAAGCACATGATGGCAGCACCTCAGCAGTGCCAGGAAATGACTGGGGTAGAGCGGCTTGGCTTGCGGGTTTCGTCGATGATCAACCACCCGGTCGCGCAGACGCAGCGCTGGGTCGTTGTGCATCGCCTGGAGACCGACGGTGACGCGGAATGGGAGGAAGTGATGGGCCGGCTGCTGGAAACGCCCGAGCTGGACCTGACCTTCAACGATGACCAGAGCGTGACAGTGCGCTGGGCGCGCAGCAGCGTGGAAGAGCGTGACGACTTTATCGTTGGGCAGGACAGCGAGGAGCGTGTGGAGGCGGCGGCACCTTTCTAGCTACCAGCAAACGCCCGCCGGGCCGGGCGGGCTTCGTTCTACACAAGGTGGGCATTCCACACCAATAGCACCCTGGCCTGAATGTAAGTCTCTTCTCGGCGAATCATGCGGTCTTTGTGCCGCGAATTGTCGGAGATCATCTCGAAATGGTCCTCATCAGCGATCTGCAGTCGCTTGATGTAGATGTGGTCGCCCCAAGAAAAGAAGTAGATGCCATCGCCAACGAACTCGCGAATGCTGACATCGACGATCAGCGGGTCGCGGTGCTTGATGGTCGGCTCCATCGACTGGCCCCAGCCCGTTACCATCTTCAGGTGGTGATGTTCTGTGAACGCCACACCCAGTTCGCGCAGATGGCTGGGGCTGACGCGAACGTCCTTGAACATTTCGGGGTAGTCGTGGGGGATCTGGCCCCCGCCCATGGCAGCCCGCACATCGTAGTGGGCAATCCACACCTCGTCACCGACCAGGCCAGGGCGAACACGCTCAGCCTTTACCAGCGTGGCATCCTGCGGTTCTTCTGCAGCGGCCAGCAACCTTTGCCGGGTTTCTTCAGGGATGCCTCTGCCGCTTCTGGCAAGCATCTGCTTGACCAGGTCGGCCGCCGAAAGCTTGCCGTCGCCCGTTTCGACCGACGCCTGCACAGGGTCGCCTGCCGACAGTGCGTCGAACCAACCCCGTGGCAAACCTTCGATGCCCTCGATTCTGCGGGCCACGTCATCGCCCAGGTTTTTCGCGGTCTTGTCGGAAAGGATCTGGCTCAGGTGTGCAGGCGCCATGCCCCAGCGTTCTGCGCAGGATCCCTTCCTCTGGCTGCCAATGAGCTTGACCAGGTTGTGCTTGCGAATGTCGTAGATGTCCATGGGGCGAAGCATGCCAGTGTTTAGCTTGCTGCTAAATGTGCGCATGGCTAAATTGGCTCTTGTGGTGTAGTTAGCTGTAGGCTAAATTAAATGCACAAACAAATAAAGCCAGCGAGACATTTTTCTCCCGGGCTCATCGCATCATCATCTGTAATGAGGTTCACATGGATCCGACCGACCTCGGCCTGGGCACAGTCACTTGGCTGAGCGGAACGGGCACTGTGTTACTGGGGGCATTTCTATGGCTGCGCAAGTGGTTGTCCAGGGATGCAACCGAGCGTGCGATGGACAGCGCAGATATTGCAGTCATCCGCCGACTGACCGAGCTGCTGGACATTGAGCGGGATGCTCGCAGAGAGGCAGAGGCCAAAGCTGACCAATTTGCCCGGGAGCGCAACGAGCTGGTGTTAAGCGTAGGGCGGCTACAAGGCAAGGTCCTGGCGCTGACCAGCCAGTTGGCTGTGGCGACAAAAATCACTGGCCCGAAAAAACTGTAGGCGCGAGCGTGCATCGCGATGCGCCGCGTGGGCGGTGCTCGATTTGCGCGCCACCTCATACATCCAGCCAGGCGTTTTGGCAAAAAAAAGCCCGCCAGATCGGCGGGCCATAAGGGCGTAGGGAGCAACGCACAACAAATTCGGGTCAGGCGACCAGGGTGCCTGGTTGCAACTGCTCGACCAGGGCCTGGGCCGAGGCAAGGGTCGGCATCGGGCCGCTTACGGCTTCGCCGTTGCGCACCAGGTACCAGCATGCCAGCAGGCCCTGCTCACGCAGTGAAGTGGGAACGGCGCTGCCGACAACGGACATGATCTGGATAGTGGCCATGTGGACCTCCTGTGAAACGTGGCTCTACCATACGCAGCAGCCTGAGCGGTTTGAAATCAACTTCGTCGATAGTGGTCATTAGTTCTATCAACCGTTACCAGCGCGGCGGGCCGTAATACACCGGTGGCGGGCCGTAGTAGGTGCGGTAGCCCGGGGGTGGCGGTGCCGGCGCGTAGTACGGTTGGTAGTACACGGGTTGCGGCGGCGGTTGCACGTACACCGGCGGCGGCCCGTAATAGACCGGCTGGCGTTCGACGTACACGGTACGGTCACGCCCGCCATAAACCGTTGCCCCCACCACAGCACCGACCACCGCCGCACCCAGGATCGGGCCCGGCCCATACCAGCCACCGCCGCCATGGCCGCCGTGGGCAGCAGCGGGCCCGCTGACGGCCAAGGCACCGACCAGCAGGGCGATTCCGGGAATGTGACGGCTCATGGAGCACCTCGCAGAGAAACCCCACGTTCGGGGCCTTGATAATATGACTCCAGTCTCTGTCAGCTGAGCACAGGGGAACGGTAAAGGTTGTGTAAGGGACGACCAGTGGTGGCCTCTGTTACGCTGCACAAACGTTTCAGTTATGACAAAGGAGCAGGTTATGTCGACAACTCCCAGCAGGGATACCGTGCTGTGCATCTCCCTGGCCGGCCGCCCCGGTACCTTCGGCGTACGTTTTCACAACCACCTGTACCAGCAGTTGGGCCTGGACTTCTACTACAAGGCCATGTGCACCGATGACCTGCCTGCGGCGGTGGCGGGTATCCGCGCGCTGGGTATCCGCGGTTGCGGCGTGTCGATGCCGTACAAGGAGGCGTGCATGGCCCTGGTCGACGAAATCGACCCGTCGGCGGCTGCCATCGAGTCGGTCAATACCTTGGTCAATACCGATGGCCACCTGAAAGCCTACAACACCGATTACCTGGCCGTGCGCCAGTTGCTGGCGCAGCATCAGGTCGATCCGGGCACCGCCTTTGCCTTGCGCGGCAGTGGCGGAATGGCCAAGGCTGTGGCCAGTGCCCTGCGCGATGCCGGCTTTGCCGAAGGCGTCATCGTTGCGCGCAACGAGCAGGCCGGTCGGCAACTGGCGGATGTGTGTGGTTATCGCTGGGTGCCGGAGCTGGGCGACATTTGCCCGCCGATGCTGGTGAACGTGACGCCGATCGGTATGGCAGGCGGGCCGGAGGCAGAGGCGCTGGCGTTTTCCGAGCAGGCCATAGCGGCGGCGGAGCGGGTGTTCGATGTGGTGGCGATGCCGGCACAGACGCCGTTGATCCGCCGGGCCCAGGCGTTGGGCAAGCCGGTGATTACCGGGTTGGAGGTGATAGCGCTGCAGGCGCTGGAGCAATTTGTGCTGTACACCGGGGTACGGCCGACGCGGGCGCAGGTAGATGCGGCAGTGGCTTACGCCCGGGATATCTAG